TACAGCGGCGAGCTGTACTTGAACGCCATCGGTGATGTCGTTTCCGGCTGCGATTGGTCCTACAAGTCGCAGAAGAAATATCGTTTTGGTAATGTAATGAACAAAAACTGGCTGGAGAACATTTCCAACAGCGAGTTGTACATTGCAAGCTAAACCATATCACTTATACATTGCCACTGTTTTCCTACAGAAACGGTGGCTTTTTTAGAAAAGGAGACCACAAATGACTGAAACAAAAGACATGTTTGAACAAATCAGCGCCATCTTAACCGATAAGAAAGATAAGCCGTTTTCCTATGAGGAGCTTGCAGCAATGCTCAAAACTAACCCTGATGCCCTCAAATCCTTTGATGAGGTCTATAAGACACAGGTTCTTGAAAGCGGAGAGCTGCATGAAAATATGCTCCAGTGGGATACAGCTACAGTCAAAGCAATTCTCGACAAAAAGGTCTACTTCCCACCGGAACTCAATTCGCTCATTGACCGCATCGTCACAGAACTGGTGCTTGAAACGCGTCTGTACATCTACAACGCGGAACGCGGTGGCTATTATGTGACATACTCTGCCAACCGCGACTTTATGACAGAGGTTACAAACGAGGAGTTGAAACGCTACCCCGAAGAACTCCGTCCGCAGCTCACCGGAAAGTTGATGAAGATTGACATTTCTGAGCCGTCGTACAAGGAACTGCTTCAAAACTACGCAGGCTACAAGAATGCAAAGAACGACAGCACAAAATTGTTCTACTACAACATGTTCCGTCAAGGTCTTGACATCCTCGACCTTGATGACTTCACTTATCAGATGCTTGAGATGAACCCCAACTCTATGGGCTTCTGGTTTCCTCCTCTGGTAGAGGGATTGTACGGCAGCGCATTTTTCAAGGTTCCGGACACAAAAATTCTTCGCGTACCTATTACCATGCTGCAGCTTACCCGCCTTGGTTTCGAGACGTTGAATCCCGTTACAAAGGAAATCGTGAACCGTTATTGCCAGAAAGTCTTCCATCTTGATGGATACGAAGACTATTTTATCAAAACGGGCACGTATTCTTCCAAATACGAATTCCGCAACGCTCATATCCATAACCCGAAGGAAATCAATGAGATGGGCGAGTATTTCTTGTTTTTGAATCATCTGACATGCTCGATGGCATCCCCTCTGAACAATCGCTGCTTCTACGGCGCGAACACCACGAACGAGTGGGTCGTCAGAGAATACATCAAGGACAAAGAAAATAACCCCACCATCTACAACGGTTTGCCGCTGCACACTGAATATCGCGTGTTTGTGGATTTTGATACAAAGGAAATCCTTGGCGCAAGTCCTTATTGGCGCAGCGATGTTATGAAGAACGAATTCAAAAAAGTCAGCAGCCCACAGGAACGCCATGATTATGTTGTCTACAAGATGCATGAAGACATTCTGAACCAGCGTTACCACGAAAGCGTTCAAACTGTTCTGGCTGAGCTGAAGAAGGTTATTCCTCGCATTGAGTTGACAGGGCAGTGGAGCGTCGATGTAATGCGCAACGGCAATGATTACTACATCATTGATATGGCGCTTGCTGAGAACTCTGCTCTGAATGACTGCGTGCCGAGTAACCGCCTTCGTGCTTATCCGCAGCAGTGGCTGCCGGGGGAATCGAACAACTAATACTCCTAGAACGAAACTTTGATTCGGGTTCTTTCAGCAAAAAGCGTAGGAACCAAAATCATACGAAATGATTGTGTTGACACATAAAAACAAGTATAATATATGCAAGGAAGTGATAATAATGGTTCTGTATCATGGCAGCGATGTAATAGTCCGCAACCCTGAGGTCAGAAAAACAAGGTACGCCAAAGATTTTTCATGGGGATTCTATTGCACTAGCAACTACGAACAAGCCGCTCGCTGGTCAAAAAAAGGCAGGTCTCGTGGTATTGTCAACGTGTTTGAATATACAGAATCTCCCATGCTAAATATTAAGAAATTCCCCGAAATGAGTGATGAGTGGCTTGATTTTATTGCTATATGTCGCTCGGGCAAACATCATGACTATGATATTGTGGAAGGACCCATGGCGGATGACACCATTTGGAACTACGTCAACGACTTTCTAAGCGGTGATATTAGCCGTGAAGCTTTTTGGGCGTTGGCAAAATTCAAGCATCCCACGCATCAAATCAGCTTTCACACGGAAGTCGCTTTGAAATGTCTCTCTTTTAAGGAGGCGATTGAAGTATGACTGAAACTGCAACCTACAGCAAAAACGATGTCTTTTATACCTGCAGCCTGATTGAATATATCGGCCGCGTTACGAAGAATCATCGCAAGGATGTGGTTTCTGCTCTTGGCACAAACGGAGTCAAGGCAATTCTCGACTCAGCGGATGTGTTTCACTGCCAGAGCTTTGAGCAATCTGCCGATGAAATTTGTGAGCTTTTTCCTGTGCCGGAAGGAACGTATGATACGGTGTCTAACTGCCACTACAAGGTTCCATCTTATACAGATATCGGAAAAGTGTACCAGCGCATCATCTTTGACTGTACTAGCACTCCTGGTGTCCAGGATGTAATTGATGTATTTTCCTCGTTCATTAGCGATGACATCTCAGATTTTAATACTGCAACTTACTATTGTAATCCGAGCTATTTGTACCACTCATACAAGGCCGGAAAACTACTGGATTGATTTTCAAAAGCAATAGCAATCGAGACCACTGCCCCGAAAAGGGTAGTGGTCTTATTTTTTGCACAATACTTACCATAAATTACCAGAAAGAAAAACATTGTGTATCTGTGCGAATTGCATATAATACAAAATATAGAACGAAAGGCATCAAAAAACATCGTTGGTCGGGCAAAATCCGACCGAAAGGCTAGGGCGGGCTCAGTTTTGAACCTGCTCTTTCTTTTTATCGGAGGCTTTATGTCAAACAAAGAAGAACGCATGAACCGCAATAAAAGCATCATCGAAGATTACAAAAATGGAAAGCCGATTTTAGAAATCGCGAGGGAATATAATCTTTCAGAAACGATGTGCTACAAGATTCTAAAAGGTACGCAGGAGCCGCCTCGTTATTTTGAAAAAAAGAGGAAGAGACTTACCACTCGAAATGAGCAAATTGTTAAACAGTATAAAGGCGGTATGACGGCCAGAGAATTGGGCAAGATGTACGGCATTTCCATGCAGCGTATTTATGCAATCTTGCATTCGAGCGGAGAGTACGAAAGCCAAAAATACAATCATATTGAAACGGCTCTCAAAAAAGAGAAAAAGATGCGGAACCAAACTTTTCTTGATGCTTACAAGAAAAATCCTCGAAAATCGATTATCGAGTTGAGCAGGGAGGTAAATATCAGCCCTTCACTAGGTTACCTTATCCTTCATCAAAATGGGATTTACCAGTATAACGTAAAAGCCAGAGCTAAGGAGAATAGCGAAAATGCCGATTAACAAGATTACCCACGTGTGTCTAACTCATGACAAAGTCAGAGCACGAAATGAAAAGATGCTGGAGGATGCCAAGAACGGTATGTCCCAGGAACAGCTGGCCGAAAAGTATCAAATTTGTGTTTCTACTGTCCGATATAGTCTGAAGGACTTTTACAAAGAACAGGCCCGGCAGAGGAAAGCAAAGAAGAAAGCCTGGCAAACCCAGATGATTCATGAATATGAGATGGGCGCAAAATCTCCGGAGCTCCAGGAAAAATACGGCATCAGTGGAACGCTCTTTTATCGGATTCTTCATACGCACGGAAAGAATGGCCGACAAATCCACAGCCAAAACCGTATCGAGACTGGCAAGAAAAGAAACGCCGAGATGGTCAGGAAATACAAAAACGGCGTTTCTGTCAAAGAGCTTGCGGAAGAATACGGGCTCAAAAAGGGAAGCGTATATCGCGCCATGAAGCGGTATAGTCCAGGCCCAGGGAAAAGTAAAAGTTGTCAAAGTGAGGAATAATTGCATGGCTGCATCAAAGAAAGATGTTGCGAAGCAGCAGGTCAAAGAAGACCGCGAAAAGGTTCGGGAAATGTATCTTTCTGGCAAAACTGTCAAGGAAATCGCCAAGGAAACGTATTTTTCAAGCTCTTATTGCTATGCCATGGTGAGAGACCTAGCAAAAGAAAAGAATCTTGCAAAGAAAGCAAAAAGAGCACCTCTCAACGAAGCTATGATTCAAGATGCGAAAGCCGGGATGACGGTTGCTGAAATCGCAAAGAAGCATGGCGTGACCTATCAGCAGTGCTACTATACTGTTTCCGAATACGCTCAAGCTACGATTAAGAAGAACAAGAAAAAGCAGTCTGCTGCCACGAAAGTTCGCAATGCGGCTATGTTGGAAGATGCGAAAGCCGGAATGACTGATAAGGAAATCGCCAAAAAATACTTTTTGTCTCGAAGCAGTGTCCGTACCGTCCTTGCAGGGCATTTACATACAAATTCCAAAAAGTTGGATGAAAGGCGCAAGGCGATTCTTGCGGATTATGAGGCAGGAACGTCCTCAAAAGACATCTGTGAGAAATACGGTATTTCAAAATCCACTCTTTACAAGGACATGCGCCAAATTGGAAAAACCTGTCAGGAATACTATCACAAGGCGCTGAAAGACAAGACCAATCAAAGGAATTCCGATATTCGAAGCAAAATCGAAAGAGGGGTCTCGGTCAGCACTATTGCCAAAGAATACGGAATCTCTAAAACGGCGATTTATGAAACGTTTCATCAGGAAAATGTCAGAGCTGGAATTTTACAGAAACGCGGCCGTCCGCGAAAAAACACGGAACGTAATGCACTGATTGCTAAACGCCACAGGGAAGGCGAGAAGGTGCAGGCGCTTGCCACTGAATATAATCTCTCTGTTTCGACGGTAAACACTATTTGCAGTAGAAACAAAAATCAGAATATTGCATCACATTAACAGGCTGCCATTTGGCGGCCTTTTCTTTTTGGAGGAAAATAACAATGACCGATGACGTACGGAATTTGATTCGATTTGTGGTGGATGGCGACATCCGAAATGCACAGACTCAGTGCCGAATCATGCTTGAAAAGAATGTCCCTGAAAAAGATGCCCGGTTTAAGGAGGCTGAACTCAAAAAGCTGAATCTTTTGAAACCGGAACTCATTCAGCTGCCTGCCAACCTGGAAAGTCTCTTGATTGCGGAGGACGCTACAAATTTCCCGGAAAGCCGGTTCCTGCTCCGCGAGGAGGAAGAAACAGTCATCAACAAGCTCTTGGCCACCAGAAAAGCAGCTTTAGCCATCAAGGAGCTTGGCATCCACTATACTTGCTCTTTGCTTTTGACGGGCCTTCCTGGTGTTGGTAAGACTGAATTGGCCCGCTACATTGCACACAAGGCGAATTTACCGTTTGTTTTCCTGAAATTTTCTGGCCTTGTCAATTCTGCTCTTGGCCGGACACAGCAGAACATCGGCAGAGTGTTCGATTACGCAAAGCGCACGCCCTGCGTTCTTTGTGTTGATGAAATTGATGCTATCGGAATGTGCCGTGGCGGCCGTGATGACGTCGCTGAAATGAGCCGCGTCACCATCGCATTGATGCAGGAACTTGACCGGCTCCCGAATGACGTCATTCTCATTGGCACTACAAACCGCGTCGATAACCTTGACGAAGCCCTCATTCGCCGATTCACTTTCAAACACCGCGTCAAGCCTTTAGGCGACGATGACATGAAAGAACTGTGCAAAAAGTTCCTTGCTTCGGCAGACTATCCCTTCACGGAATCCGAACTCGACGAACTCTGCCATTCGCTGCGTGAACAGCGGACGGCCAGCGCCGTTGTCAATGCCTGTACAGAACGTATCGTTGCACATATCGTATCGCAGTTGCCTGAAAATTCGGCAGATGCCGTGTAAAAGTATGATAGCCTGGGAAGAAAGCCCTCGTCAGTTTAAGATGTCCAAGCAACTCGATGAGGGAAAATTCGGAGAAGACTTGGCTCGCAAATTCCTTAACGACCCGATTATCAAAGTGAATCATGGCATTAGCCATTACGATGACGTGACTCAGGATAAATCATATCAAGACAAAGATACCGATTTCATCGTCTGGAAGAAAAATGGAAAGACCTTTGGTCTGGAAGCGAAAGTGGACAGTCACAATACCGGAAATTTCTACCTGGAAACCTCGGTAGACTACTTCTCCATGGTGCCTGACGCTCTGAACGAACAACAGGTGGCGCGGCGGTATCGGGATGGCATCGACCCTTTATGGCACACCCCGGGCTGGGTATACAGGAGTGGTGCGGACCAGATTCTCTATTATTTCAGAACCACGCAGCTGCTTTACATTTTCTCCCGCGTTGATGTCTGGTTCTATGCTGAAAAGCTGATGCGCGGTGGAATCCATCTCGACCCCGGAATCAGAAAGCCAAAAATGTATTCTGCCGAAAATATCAGTGAACGCAATGGTTCCACTCTCTTCTTTGCCAACGGCTTATGCGTGAATGCTGAGCAGACATACAAGGCTTTAGGGGCGCAAAAAAGAGTCATTAAATACCAGGTTGAGAACCCTGATTCAGACGTTCCAACGTTCAGCTTTTGCCCTTTCAAATTATGAATTTTTCGCTAACAATCGTTAGAAAATCACACTTCAGTCTGACGGAAGAGTATAATTAAAGTATGGAAAGAGAGGACAAAAAATCATGAACCAAATCAACGTTGTCACGATTGGAAAACTCATTGAAGCGCATCGAGACGGTGACGAGCAGAAGTTCAAAACCTACGTCGATTTTATTGTAAAAGCCTACGAAGAGCAGGAGAACGACCGTGCCGCACGAATCATTCGAAGCAGCTATACGGGTGACTACGGTGAGCAGGGGAAAGTTGTTCTGGATGAAGCAGTCAAACAGACTGTGCATTATGAGACAGGTTGGTACGAACCCGAAATCTTAGGCTCTGGTGGTTCCTATCGCGGAGTTACAAAAACAAGCTCAGAGGAAGAAGCTCTGCAACAGCTACAAAAGCACACGGTGAACTATGCACAACGTATCACTGTATATAAGAAAGACGGCAAAACCGTAAAACGAGAAGTCGCTGAGTACGACCAGTGGGAAAAGAAGTGGATGAGTTAATCATGAAGCACAAAATCTCGGAAACCGGCGCTCGGATGCTTAAATATCAAGAGCAGCTTGCCGACGAATACAAGTACAAGCCCATCCCACGTACCTTTTTCAAGGATGTGCGGGCAGAATTTGAAGAAACTTTGCCGGAATGGTGCAATATGTCCGGCGATACGACCAAACTCGAAACCAGAAGCGGCACGGTCATTGCCAGCGGGTATAACCGAATCGTGATTGGCGACTACGGCGCATTCGTTGAGTTTTCGCGTGCCCAAGCAAATGCACGTCATTTGAAAATCAAAGAGGGGCAGAGCTATCGTATCGAAGACCCGCGCTATGCCGAACATGTGAAATATCTTTGGCTCACAGCGGACGATAACTCTGACGTGAAAGTATACGACCAAAAACGCTTGGTTGAGTACGCTGACTACAAGCCGGGGATGCTGTATGTCAGCGTGTACGAGGTGTTTCCAGCGGAAACTGATGCCGGATTATCATGACGAGCACTGTGCTTTCGACAGCAAGCCAATCAAGCATACACAGTGGGTGCGTTTTCTTGGGAAGGACTAACCATAGGGGCAGGAAGATTCCATTGCCGACCTGTACGCGAAAAGTGGCGCTGTGGTTTCCATGGTAGGTTCGGCTAAAGATTTGCTGACTTTCCTGCAATCTGCCGGAACCACAAGGCATTTTTGATGCGTTAGCCCCAACCACTATATATAGTGGTATCTTAATGTTTGTTTACAATTTAGACACTATATATTGTGTCTTTTCATTGACCGGATACCACATATATGGTATAATACAATTGTTCTCAGGAAGAGGAACGGCTCCTGAGATATCAAGGTTTTCCTTTCCCCAATCTTGGTCGCATGGCTTCATTTGAGCTGACACAGGTGAAGCGTGAAAATCATCCGTTTCATAGTAATATCCTTCCTTTCATACCTCTTTATTTCCCATTTGGCGCGGGTAACTCCGCGCCAGCCGTCCAAGCAAACAGCCTCCACGCGGCGGACGGTGGGCAACAGATGTTTCCGTGTTCCGGGCATCTGGCTAATGTTTGTATTTGCTGGTTTAGCTCAGCTGGTAGAGCAACTGATTTGTAATCAGTCGGTCATCGGTTCAAGTCCGATTTCCAGCTCCAGACGCTATCCGTTGGATGTATCGAAGTCACATGATACGATGCTATACACAACATCTGGCGGACAGCATGCCACCCATTAAGGCGGCCTCCTCGTGGCGGGTGGCGGACAGCGGCTCTTGCGGCTGCTGACGAATGTCTTAGAAGCATGCAAACGTACGAGCATCCCCGTCAAGTCGGGGCGCATCCAGACGCGACACAGCCGTAAAGGCGAGATTGCTGCACGGCAACTGGTAAGTTTCGCCGCAGTCTCACACACAGCCCAACGACAACCGTTAACCCGATTTGACAGGGAATCAACGACAGGGCTCAAAATTTGAAGTTGACCAACACCCAAGCGCTTTCTTGGATTCTCGCGTATCGTCAACGATGAGGTTCGCAAGATTGTCAGGTGGTGTGAAGATGACATCCGGGGATGACGACCTACTAAACGGATGTCATGGCGGGGCTAAGTGAGGGTTCACCCGCAATCTTATGCAGGTATCGTATAACGGCTAATACTCCGCCCCTCCAAGGCGGAGACGCGGGTTCGACCCCCGCTACTTGCTCCACACGTCGCAGTCACCGTACCCACGACGTTAAACTTGGTGAGCATGGTCCACTTGTGGTCCGCTGTCCGAATGTCGATGAGACAGCCTCAAAAATAATAGACAAACAGGTGCTGTGCCTGATAGTATCCAATAGTCCCGGTATTAGTCGCGAATAAGACCGGAAAACAGCGGAAAGGGTATAAAGCAGAATCCATCGATGCAGCTATCGAATGGTGCTGGATGCGAGTTGGCTTCTCGCTCAAGGGGTGACCAGCATAAAACACCCTATCGTGCTCGATTAGCTCAGTTGGTAGAGCAGCGCATTCGTAACGCGCAGGTCGGCAGTTCGAACCTGCCATCAAGCCCCATCACCCAATGAAGCGATAATAGAAAGGAGATGAATTCTATGGAACAGGCAATTATCAATGTCGAAGGTACAACTACCATTGAAACCGCTGCAGCAGCCAAAAAGCTGATTGGGATGCTTGGCAATCAGAACGTCCGCGCCATCTCGGTCAATCGTGTGAACGATAAGAGCGATGAGGTCATTGTCGAACTTGATTTCGTGCCCGGCTTGGCACCGCATCTGCACGGCTTTACACTTCAGGTTAATGGCTTGACTTGCGGTTATGCTGGTACTGGTCCTTCCAATCTGTATGAAGTCCTGCAGGCGGCTGGCGTGAGTGAAGCTCAGGTAGCACGCGAAGACATCACTCAGAAGAGCACAAAAACCATTCCTCTGCGCCTGGAACGCGCCGTGACTCAGTACGGCGACTTCCAGTTTGCGTAACGCTATTTGGCGGGCTTGACCCGCCATCATGGAGGGATAGCTTAGCTGGATAAAGCACCTGCCGCAAAGCAGGGTATCGATGGTTCGAGGCCATCTCCCTTCTCCATCCAGACACCCTTTCGCTTCCTTTCGCCAAAGGTATCTGGGGTATTGTACTGCATTGCGTGTAGTACGGCCAATCAGGCGCGGAACTCCGAAACCATACCACGAAGAATTTTATCCTCTCCGCGCAGCATGGACATGCGATTTTACGGGGATAAATTCAAACCGAAATTGTGTCGAGTGGCGAAGACGGTTGCGACACTGGCGAAGCACATATCTGCTTCGTCAACCATCCATGAGAAAGCCTCCACGTGGCAGATGGTGGGCAACGCAGCAAAGCTGCGGCTGATTTCTTTCAAACCGGTATCTGAATAAATGCAGATAAATAGACGAAAAAATCAAAAAAGCAAAGGAGTACACAGCATGAGTAATCAGAAAATCATCAAAGCAATCGCAGGGATTGCAGCAGCCGGTATGATGGCAACTTGTCTGCCTGTCGCAGCATTCGCAGCCACCGGCGACACCTATCATTTCTCTTTCAGCAACGGTTCTTCCCAGGACCTGGCTCCGGGCGGCTCTATGACGTTCCCGGCAAGCCAGTATGACTACGGTTACTGGATTACCCTGCAGGGCCACGGCGGCTACACCTACAACTACTATCCCGGCGACACTCTGCCGTACGATGCAGTTGACCAGTGGTTCACCGCTGACGGCATCACTTCCTGCTATGCGGCCGAAGGTAATCCGCGTTCCATCACCATCAACTATCAGATTGACGGCAACACTGTGCTGACCGAAACTGACACTGCCACTTTCCCCGGCAGCGTTGATGGTCAGAGCGTTGAAGCCTGGACCACGGATTCCGGTGATACTTACACCGCATCCAGCAAAAGCCTGAACCATGACCGCCTGTTCTACTACCTGGGCGACGACATCCACGACAACGTCCTGACCCTGAAAGCCACTTCTGCATCCACTCCCGATGACGGCAAGGATGACAACAAGGGCGATGACAAGGGCGATGTCACCAACCCCGACGATAAGGGCGACAACAAGGGCGACAGCGGCACCACCACTCCCGATGACAAGGGCGACGTAGTGGCCCCCGATAAGGACAACACCGGTAAGGACAACACTTCTACCGGCTCCAACAAGGGCAACGGTACTGCCACCACTACTCCGACCGCTCCTCGCAAGAACGTTGAAGTCTCTGAGCACGGTGAAATTGCCGCCGCTATTGCCAATGGCACCTGGGGCAATGAGTACACCGTCTGCACCAGCTGTGGCTATCACAACTGGACCCGCAAGGGTAACGTTTACGTCTGTGACCATTGTGGTCACGAAGTCCTGACTGTCAAGGGCGCTGATGGCGTCAAGGGTTATGCTGGCACTCTGGCTGGCAATGAACCCCAGTACGCTTCTACCTCTGAAGCTCAGGCTGCTGCTGAAAAGCGTGAAGCCGCTTATGCCGCTTCCATCGCTGCTCTGCAGGCACAGGTTGCCGCTCGTGAAGCTGCTTATGCCGCTTCCCTGGGCATCCACTAATTTGCCATCCTCTAACTAACGGTAATCGATAGTTTTTTCTCCTTGCTGTGGGGCGGGATTTCGGTCCCGCCCCATCCTTTTATGGTCAGATGTCCGAGTGGTTTAAGGAACTGGTCTTGAAAACCAGCGGCGCCGCAAACGTCCGTGGGTTCGAATCCCACTCTGGCCGCCATGCTTGCCGGGGCTTCCCGGCTTTTTTGTTTTTGTGAGCAACACAAGGCAACAGATTGCTATATCGAATAGTGTTATGTATACTAGAGAAAAAGCAGATTAAGAGGAAACGCCATGACAAAACAGTCTGACATTGAGATGGTTGCCAAAGCCAGAGCTTGGGCTGTTAAGGCTCATGCCGGGCAAAAAGACAAGGCGGGGAAGGATTACTTCAAAGCGCACGTTACGGTTGTAGCAGAAGGCGTAAAAGGTGACCCAATAGCCGAGGCTGTGGCATTTCTGCATGATACAGTCGAAGATACGTCCGATACAATAGAAGACATCAGAACGGGGTTTCCAAAAGAGGTTGCTGACGCTGTGAGTACGTTGACCCATAGCAAGGGTATATCGTATGCTGAATATCTTTGGTATATTCAGCAAAATTCGATTGCTGTCAAAGTAAAGCTCTCGGACCTGCGCAGCAATATGGACTTAACCAGGCTCCCTCACACTCCAACTGAAAGGGACTTGGAAAGAACCAGAAAATACAAGCGGGCATATACGATACTGTCATCAAGAGAAGGTATAAGCGCAGTTAATCCGTATGCACTGTACGACTACTTGCTGGCAAACAACTGGAGCGTCAAAAGGAAAAGCACGAGGACTCCCGTTCTGGAAACAACGGATGGTTCTGCTGAAATCAAGGTGCCCATCGACCTGGCTATGGCTGACTATGAGTCCAGGATGGCTGAGGCTTTAAGCGAGTTGTATTCGTGTGAGGGCATACCGTTCTCGAATGTGATAGTGCGGATTGTGGCTTGGAAGCCAGACAAACAATAAGCGTGGGCCTGCTATTATTTTTATGAAAAGCCTTGACTTTGTATTCTACACATTGTATAATATAGACACTGAATTTGATGAAAGGAAAATTGCACGATGTTTGCTGCTATGATGAACAAACAGAATAAATTGCAAAAGCTGTGGAGCAATTGGAATCTCTTCGGCTGTTTTGTGTTGTCTGTTTGTGCAAATCATAGTGCAGTGATGGTTGAATAAAATCATCCAAGTATCGGTTGTTTTCCATACTCTGCACGATATGAGCACCTGTCAGACGCACAACGCCTGATGGGTGCTTTTTTGATGCAGAAAATCAGAATCAGGTCACTCTAATGCCGCTGGAGTGAATTCCAGCCAGGCTTATTAAAGTGTATGCTATTATACATAATGTATATTCGAGGATTCGCCAAACGGCAAGGCATCAGGCTTTGACCCTGACAACGGTTGTTCGACTCGACCATTCTCGGCCAACGCTCACTTTCATGCGCATCGGAAGTGAGATTCCTCAAAGCTGTGTTCCCATAAGCAAGGCACGGAAGATGCGCGACAAGTGCTCGTAACTCAATCGGTAGAGTACCCGACTTTTAATCGGGGTGTTCGGGATTCGATTTCCCGCGAGCGCACCATGCCCGGCAGAGCATTATCTGCCACTTTTGTGGGTGTATAGCTCAGTAGGCAGAGCGGCGGACCGTTAATCCGTGGGCCGCAGGTTCAAATCCTGCTACGCCCGCCATAAGCTCCTCTGGTGAAATTGGCAGACACAGTGCGCTCAAACCGCACCGTTTTGAGGGTTCGAATCCCTCGGGGAGTACCATGTCCGGCAGTACAACAACTGCCATTTATGGGTTGTTAGCTCAGCTGGTAGAGCAACGGACCGTTAATCCGTGGGCCGCAGGTTCAAACCCTGTACAACCCGCCATATGCTCCAGTGGCGAAACTGGCAAACGCGGCGGCTTTATGTCCCGTTTTACTCTGGGTTCGACTCCCAGCTGGAGTATCTATATAGGGGTGTAGCTCAAGTGGTAGAGCAGCGGTCTCCAAAACCGCGTGTTGCATGTTCGAGTCGTGTTACCCCTGCCACAATAAGAAAAGCCGTCCTCACATAAGAGGCGGCTTTTTGTTTTGGAGAGTATACAGACCAAAAAACTAAACCACAAGTTGATTGCGAACTTGCGAAAACATGGTATAATAATATCAGAACGATACGAAAGGAGATACCCCAAAATGCTGTGCAACACTGTTAATGTCATGTCGTATGAGTATAGTTACGAATATTCTGAGTTCATGTCCTTTGAACGCAGTTTTATTTCTCATACTCCTCGACAGGCAAAAACAGACCATGTACAGATGCGGTGCGTCTTCTAAGCGATAACTGCATGTCATAGCTGCTTGTCGAGATTTCGGCAGGCAGCTTTTTTGTTGCCTGCAATACAGAAAGGCAGCAAGAAAAATGAACGTTCCTACTATTGATATCCAGCAGACAGGTGCCAATATCAAGGCCCTGCGAAAGGCAGCAGGCATAAAGGTGAAGGATGTGGCAGACATGCTCGGTGTGTCTCCGCAGGCGGTTGCTAAATGGCAAGCCGGAACCGCGCTTCCCACCATCGATAACCTTGTGATATTAGCAGCAATGCTCGATACGAAAATTGATGACATCCTTGTCATCGCATAAACCCTCGCCGCAGGATTGCGGCTATATATGGCCCGTTGGACGAATTGGTAGAGTTGCCGCCCTTTCACGGCGGAGGTTATTGTGGGTTCGAAACCCACACGGGTCACCATGCTTCTGTAGCTCAGTTGGTAGAGCAGCGGTCTGAAGAACCGCGTGTCGCTGGTTCGATTCCAGCCGGGAGCACCATATGTGTCGGTATGCAAGAGGTTAAAGCAAACGGTCTGTAAAACCGCTCCGTTACGGTTCACTGGTTCGAATCCAGTCCGACACACCATAAGGCCCCTTCGACAAGTTGGTCCAAGTCGCCAGCCTCTCAAGCTGGAGTCGGCAGTTCGAGTCTGCCAGGGGTCATACAAGCACCTATGTTATGTCAAAAAGGTGCATTATGCAGAGGTCGCCTAACGGTAGGGCAGCAGCTTGCTAAGCTGCCGTCGCGGAAATCGCGGCATGTGAGTTCGAATCTCACCCTCTGCGCCATCTGCTTGCTTGTTCGAGTGGTTGATGAAATCGGTCCAGAAAACCGACGATGGGAGACTGTCCGAAGGTTCGAATCCTTCAGCAAGCGCCACTGCCCTCATTCTGTGCAGTATCCGTGCAGGTGAGGGCTTTTTCTTTTGCTTTTCGCTTCGAATTTCGGACTCGAATGGCGTTAATGGTCGGATATTCTTGATTATACATGCCTTTGCTGTATGGCAAATAGCTCCAAACAGTATTGGTTTTTACACCCAATTCTTCTGCGATTTCAGGAACTGACATACCGTTCGTACGCAGCTTCCCGATTTTTTCTGATGTTTCATCTGACCATGCCCCGGCTGTAATCAGTATTTTGCGCACTTTCTGCAATGAGATGCCTGCACGTTTGGCAATGGTTCTTCTAGGTATACCTTGCTCATGGAGCCGGAGAACCGTCTGCATTGTCGCGTCCATCTTATCAGTACCTCGCCGTTATCGATTTTTGTATTGCCCTAATTGTTGTACTTTAATCATACAGCAAAGCAACAAAATTGTCCAGAAAGCAAAAGTGCCTTCATTTGCCACTGATTCATCCGTTCGGAACGATATCGAAAATACCTTGATATTATTCCGATGCAATATTCCGATAAGCCGACTTTGTTCCGCAAATTGTGGATTGGATTCCTACCAAAGTTTGAAAGCAGAATGTTTCATCTATAGCTGCAAGGCTTTGGTGAGGAAGTTCACGGAATCGGTCCGTAAATCTAACGGCAGGATACTGCTCAAAGGTACAAATCCTTCAGCAAACGTCACAATCTCCAAAGTCAGCGATTGTTCGTAAATTTATGGGGGGACTGCTTTCTTGTTTAGCACCACAATTTGTGATATAATAGCGAAAGAAAACAATGAATAATGGAGTGCCATAAAATGCAGAAATACGATTTCATCAAGAAGCAATATACGGCGTACACCCCACCTCAGAACGGGCATTGCGACATCATGATTCATGCCAACGAAGAACTCAATTGTGCTGCGTGCGGACGTACCATCGACAAGCACAACGCATATACGTCTGCGGCCATCCAGAACGATATTGGCATTGGCTATCTGATTTGCAAAAGCTGCTATGAGCACGAGCTCGAAATCAGAAAAGCTGTAAAATAAGGGTCCAGCCGCCTCCATAAGGAGGCGGCTTTTTTGCTTGTAAAAATATGTATAAACTGTTACCATTTAGCGCTTTCCGTTGTGAGAAATTGCGAATCGCGGTATAATGAAAGGGTAAAAAGTGAAAGGATTTTTGCCGTATGTACATTGATTTCACGAGCAAGCAGTACTCTTTCATCCTGCACGCTCTTGCCATCATGATAACGTTTTATAGCAACGATTTTTCCTCTATCTGCAAAGAGGTTGGAGAGGCTTATGGAGCAAGCGAAGCAGACATTGCAAGTGCTTGCGCTGCTCTGACAGCCGTGAACGTAACGGCACCTGTCAAAAGTTTATCTAACAAGTGCAGCGACATTCTAGAAGATATACTGTATCATGCACGAGAACTGCCGGGAAAGGACGCTCCATATAAATACAGTGTTAGCTTAGATGTCTCTTCCTGGAAAGTAGTTGCTGATGCACTGGATACATACTCACGTATTTTGATGGGGCAATTTGGCGTCATTTATGAAGCCCTCGATATTTCTGGTAACGATGAGCAGCACTTCCAGGCGTATCATGATGCACGCTGGAATGGGGTGGGGGTCCTCGAAGCCCGTGACCTTCTGATTCCACAGCTCAAAAAGATAAGGCTTGGTTGGAATGGGAACTTTGGTATTTCAAATTCAGGACTTGCCTACAACAGCAAACTGGCATACGAGATTCTTAAAACCATTCGATATGCGACAGAGAAACGAGATAGCTCCGTTCTGAAAGTGACAAACGAGCCGCTGCCGCGTGCTGAAGGTTCTTTCCCAATTAGAGCACTGTAATTAGATTGGAGGCTTCCAGGGTGGGCGACCACATCATTTCTTTCTTAGACATCTGCGCCATGCGCGGTCAGTTGGTTTTGGCAAAAGCACCGTCCATTCCGGCTATCGATAATAAAACCGTGTATTGTGCCGGAGCTCACAAGCGAGGAGCGGACCGCTGCATTGTCCTTGACGGCGAGGAGTACAGCCAGATTCTTTTTGTTAACGGAACAATAAAACTGTATTGGCAGTGAGGTATCATTGTCAACAACCCCGCCTAAACCGGCTCGCCGGTTATAGACGGGGCTTGCGGGGCAACCCGTAAGCCCGGTTGATTAGCCTAAGTCTGCTGCTCCAGCGGCAGGAAACTACGTTGTGTACTAATAATATAGGCACCTTACTCATGCTCCACAAGTGGTGAGCTCTGCGGATGTTTGTTAAAAATCTCTGAGGGTAGGAGACGTGCAAACATCATACCGAAAGGTAAAACAGTATAACAACATTGGCGATGTGGACCACGGGGCGCAAGCCCTGACTTATCGATTCATTATTTACGAAAGGAGTACCTTGCATGAGCACTTGCGTTTGTGTTTTTAGCAACAACGGTGAACGCTTAATGCCCACCATCCGTCTTGGCAAGGTGCGCCATCTTTTGAAAGACGGAAAAGCAAAAATCATTAAGCATCATCCCTTTACTATCCAACTGCTGTATGACAGCAAAACAAACACACAACCCATCGAAATCTGCGAAGATGTGGGCTACAACTACATCGGCATCAGCGTAAAAAGCGAATCTCACGAATATGTGTCTGCCCAGTATGATACATTGCAAGATGAGAAGAAACATCACGATGATTGCCGCAAGTATCGCCGTACACGCAGAAACAGACTGCGTTACCGTAAACCGCGCTTCGATAACCGCAAACGTGATGATGGTTGGCTTGCGCCCTCTCTTGAACACAAGAAAGAACTCAACGTCAATGTCATCAAGATGTATTGCGAAGTAATGCCTATTACGCATGCAATTGTTGAGGTTGGTTCTTTCGATACGATGCTTGTAAAAGCAATCGAGGAAGGCAAAGCCACACCAGAAAGCGCAGATTATCAAAAAGGTCCCCGCTACAAGTTGGCAACTTTGCGGGAGGCGGTATTCTATCGGGATAACTACACTTGCCAGGTTTGTGGGCGCAAAGCTAATGAAGGTGCAATTTTGCACGTGCATCACATGTTTTATTGGAAAGGTCGCCATGGCAATAGTCTCAGCGAGCTTATAACAGTATGCGAGAAGTGCCATACACCAGCTAACCATCAAAAAGGCGGCAAGCTCTACGGATTTGGTGAAGATATAAAGTTCGCCAATCTTTCTGGTGCGGCGTTCATGAACACCGTGCGCTGGCAAATCGTTAATGTACTTAACGCTGCTTTTGGAAAGCCGTTCGTCACATTCACTTATGGTGCGATGACCAAAGAAAAGCGGATTGCTCTTCATCTTGAAAAGAGTCATAACAACGATGCGTATGCAATGGGCAGCTTTCATCCAGTTAACCGCTGCGCGTTTGAACATTATGAAAAGGTGAAACGCAATAACCGCATTCTCGAAAAGTTTTATGACTCGCAGTACATTGACATTCGTACAGGAGAAATAGCTACCGGAAAAGAACTCTTCAACGGTAGAATCAGCCGCAGCCATAAAAAGGATTCCGAAAACCTGCACAAGTACCGTGGAAAGAGGATTTGTAAAGGGCACCGCGCTCTACGCCGAAAAAAGGTGGCCCTCAATCCCGGAGATTTAGTTTCTCTCAACGGAGAAATTCTTGTTGTCCATGGCACTCATACCAAAAAGAATGGTTCTGTAAACGTGGAATTCAAAACTCCATCGAGAGGTGGTAAAAAATCCGCAAGCCTTAAAAAGCTGAAAATTGTTAAAACGTCAAACCTCATGCATTCTGCGTGGACTAAAGTAGCTTAAAAAACTAAAGAAAGGAGACACGGGGTATTTGGACTTACTAAGTGTGCCTCAAATGTACTCTTAGTCAACGCATTCCTCACCGCCTAAGTCGTAAGCGACTATAGACGGTGTACCCTGCGCACAAATTTTATGGAATTCGAAAAGCCAATCAAGCGCCCTATATCGTTAAAGGCTTTCGCCTCTGGGATAAGGTGCTCTATAACGGGCAGGAATGTTTTATTTCGGGACGCAGGACATCGGGATATTTCGCTTTAAGAAAATTCGATGGTACAACCATTACGAATAGCATTTCATTTAAAAAACTGCGACTATTAGAGCCTGCAACAAACTATTTAATCGAAAGGAAGTGAATGGGCAAATCCTCCCACGACTGAAGTCGCGGGTATCCTTGCCATGATTGATGATGCCCCTGAAAAACACAAATCTAAGGGCTGGACCAACGCGATGCCAAAAACAAACGAAGTTAAAAAGCCACTTGCACAAATGTGCGAACCGCCTAAAATAATAATTGCATAACAGATACCATCACTTACCTCCTAATTGAACATTAAATTAACAATCTGTCATGCACAAGTAAGCAGACTCTCTTTTGAGGGCCTGCTTCTTTTTTTGTATGTATTGATTAGAAACAAAAATATTTCAGAAAGGATGAATACTATGACCACAAATACCAAGAACAGCTTTACCAGGTTCGCAGCTGCCGCAAAAGATTGCTTCTATGTGAATTCTTTTCGCGCAGACTTAGTTCAGTGCGACAGGGCCTTGAAAATGGACGGCGAGATGCACGTCGAAGCGGAATGCTGGATGAACATTTTGGATGCCCTGGACGATAACGACATCAAGATGTATGTCGATAACGAATACCGTCCCGGACTTTTGAACCCGTTCCATAAATGGTGACGCTCCAAAAACAAGTCAATAACCCACGACTAAAGTCGTGGGCTTGCGTCAGTAAGAAATCCCACCAAAAAAAAAAAATACCCGAAGTGTGAAAGGAGCATAACAATGCTTAATTCAAACATCAATAAAGCCCTTGAAATCAACTCGAATAAAGCCGTTCTTCTCAGCATCAAGAAGCAATGGCTTGAAAAAATTCTGAGCGGAGAAAAGACTATTGAGGTCCGAAAAACTATGCCGTGGGAAATTAGCTATCCTTTTGTAGTATTTTGCTACGAAATCAAAGCTAACGGTGGTGCTGGAAAAGTGACTGCCGCATTTGTTTGCCGTGACATCAATACACTCGATTGCCTGCGTGAGCTTCCGGCATATGCTATTGGCACGGAAGTGACCGAAAAGACCGCTCAATTCGTGAAGGACAGCTGCCTTACCGCAAATGAGCTGATTGCATACGGCAATAAGTCCGGCACTCTTTATTGCTGGAACGTTTCTGATGTCCAATCTATGGATATGTCGCTGCGAGAGCTCGGCGTTAAGCGAGCACCACAGTCCTGGATGTATCTGCGGATTCCTGATAACAAGACGTTCTGAACGATGTCTGTTTGGGCTGGCTACGTGTACAAGCCAAACAAAATATCAACTACACGATAAAAACACACTCGAATGAATGATTCATCGTGCGAACAACGCAGACTCTCGATTCTTGAGGGCCTGCTATTTTTTTCATTTCAGGAGGAAACATCAATGATTCTTTATCATATCATGGCAGACACCGGATGCCTGCCGGACGATGTTGTTCCGCAGATACCAACGAATCGGATGAAAGGGGAGGACCAGGAAATCCCAAGAATTTGTCTTGGGCATACCCTTGACGACTGCCTGACCAGCATCGGCATTGCGCATTTTGTCTCAAAATTCCTGCTCGCTGAGCTGCGTCAGAACAAAAAATACTCCAAGGACATGCCGTTACCGTTCATTGTCCGAATGTACAACATCAAGGACGAAGACCCGAATCTCTTAACCGAGGAAGAAACACAGAAATATGTGGCGGATTCTGTCGTGACCAGTGAATGCTGGCTCACAAGATACGAGAAACCCGTCAAAATCCAGAAACTTTGGCTTGTGGGCGGCGAAGTGGTGCTTTGGCCCTATATCGTTGACGGCGTTGTATACAATTACCCAATCGTCCGTAACTCAATTTGGGCAGACAGCAAAACCTTGCCGGACCCGGAATTTCAGAATCAAATCATGGATATCACTCAGAAATGGCTTAACGAAGCCTGAAAAAGAAGCACATCAAAAGCTCTTGCACATCCTTGCGAATTCCATAGTATTAAAGTTGTACGACAGATAACATCTACTTTGCACACCGCGTGCTCGTACAATTCATAATTCTGTTCTCATTCAAGGCAGACTCATCTTCATGATGGGCCTGCCTTTTTTTGTTTACAGAAAAAGGAGGAATTCAAAACAAACCACAAATCTCAAATCACAATCTTCCGCTACAAGGAAAAGACACAAAAAAGGAGTCACAAAATGAAAGTCGAAAAGAATAATAACAGCATTTTTCGGAACAAGCATGTCCTGGTTGTCGTCGCGGTGATGTGTATTTTTACCATCATCGCCTGCATGGGTTTTATGCTTTCTGTTCCTGCACACGCAGAGGAAAACATAGCTCCCAAAACCGAACCTATCGCTTTTTCCACTCCCATTGAAACGGTGAATGAGCTCGATAAAGCGTTCCCGATAACGGAAACTTCCGAAGAAGCACAGGAGGAAATTACAACTGCTGAGGTCGAATCTTCCGATGCTGCAGAACCGGAACCACGGATTGAGACCGCAGAAGCAGCCATCGAAGAAGCCAAACCGAAACCCGAGACAATCCCAGATAATCTCAACGACAATGAGCTTGAAATCTACACAGCTCTGCGGTCCGCTGGCCTTTCCAAGGCCGGTACTGCCGCAGTGATGGGCTGCATGTCGATGGAGAGTGGTCTTAACGCTTCAGCCGAAAACCCTTCGGATGGCGGCTATGGACTCCTGCAATGGACTTATAGCCGAAAGACAGACCTTTTCAACTGGTGTTATGGCAATGGCTATGACCCCAACACCGTTACGGGACAGGTGATGTTCTTCGTGTATGAGCTCAATAGCACATACAGCAAGGCCGCCAAATACTCGTATCCGGTGTACGAAACTCTTACTACAAGCGACAGCCTGGAAGATTGCCTTTCGATGTTCTTCTCCCATATGGAAGCAGGAACCAACGTGATAATCTCATCCCGCAAAGTCTATGCAGGAGGGCTGACCACGTTAGACCTGTACCGCAAACGCTTAACTGCCGCTTACAAATACTTCATTTGAATTAGGAGGAAATCACAATGAAAACAACCGTTTATCTGTCCCGAAAACTCTTGAACCAGTTAAAGGTAAAAGAAACCGAAAGCAAAGACCTTATGCTAACCCATAACCTACACAACATCATCATCAACGGTAAGCGTGTTGGCTGCTCTGGCCACATTCAGAACGTTCTCAACAATAAGTGCGTTTACGTCAGCACTGAAAAGAGTTGCTATCAGCCCTTGTCTGACAAGAACCTGGTTCGCTATGCCGCCAGTATGAAAGATTACTCCTCTGTATCGCTCGGTGCAAAAGGACGTAATCAGTTCGTGACCAATGATGAGTTGGTTGGGAAAATCATTGATATGCTCCGATAAGGGCATAAACAGAAAGAGAAAAAACTCATGAAAACCGGCATCAAGAGTCAGATAGTAATAGTATCTGCTGTGGCAGCTGTTCTGCTCATTGTTATGAGCGTCTGTGCAATTGCGGAGAGCATTACCTTTGAGAAGGTTGCTGCTCTCGCTGCAAGCGCACTTGCCTTGAACAAATGCTGCGGCATCCTGTTAAACTAAGGAGAAAAAATCATGAAGAATAAATACAAAGTTGTTGCCTTGGTTCCTTTGGAGTTCTCTGTTGAGGGAAACTCCGATTCCAAAGAGGCAATCGAATCCGTCAAAAACATTTTCGAAGCGTGTCGGGATGATAACGACTGCGCGGACATCGTTTTTGATGGTATCGAAGAGTCACTTCGTCACGACAGTATCGAGTACAAAGTTGAAGCCGTCCAGCATGAACCTGAGGTGAAGGCAAATTCCGATATCCGTTCTGTTGCCTTCGATATCTGCGATGTCTTCGAAAACTATCTCAACGAAAACGGTGTCTGTATTGTGTGTAACGATGCAGACGAGGAGCAAGACCGAAAAGCAAACGAAAGCGGCGCAATGTTGTATGGCATGGAATATTGGCATCTTGTCGAAGATGTCGAGTTCCGTGTGAATCATATAAATGCACAATACAAGCTGTTCACCGTCTTTGATATTATGGAGGCATTTGATAAACTTCTCATTTCCAAAAAGCTTGGTGACTTTGTACCGAGCGGCGAAAATCGTTACCGTTTGTATGCAAAAATCCTGAGCTGTCTGCGTTCTATCAGGGAGAAATTGTAATGAAAGGCTGGAACAGTTCTAAGCACCCCATTCTCACCGCAAACCAGATGCCTGCGCCGATTCATTGGAACCCAATGAACGAGGATTGGAAAATGCGGCTTACCAAAAGCCAGATTTACAACACCTCTTCTGGTTTCGATACTCAAACGCTCGATGCTATGAAGAAGCTGCATGACAAAATCCTCACATTTGGCGGGGATGAAGTCTGCATGACGGAATTTGACGAAGACGCCCCAAAAATCCTCAAACGCGGCCGGTTCTTTTATGGCAGCAGCTATATGAGGAAAGGCCAGGATTGCCAGTGCCATTACAATTCTGCACGGCTTTGGTATAAAAACAAAGACCGGTGCTTTATTGCAACGGGCTATGCTCTTTCCGAAGACGGGCTCTGGCGCTGTCATTCCTGGGTCGTTCAGCCAATGGCACGCACCGTTCGCGTGTGGGAAACCACCGTCAAGCGTGTTGCCTATTTCGGCGTGGTTTTGACCAGCGAGGAATGCGAAGACTTTGTCGAGAACAACACATAACAATTGGGGAGGTTACCCAACATGGGTGAACAACTACATTTCAGTATGGATGGTGAGTTCCTCACCGCCATTGCACGTGACTGGTTCTGGAATATGGACAAGCCGTATAAAAAGTGTGAGGAGCTGCTGCTCTCCTGCATGATGGGTGGCAACGAGGAAGAAAAAAGGCATGTTTGCCAGGACATTATCGAAGGCCGGAAAAGACTTGTTGGTGTCAATGAGTTTGAACTTGTCGATGACAATGTTCATGTTCGTTCCCTCGGGCAGAAGGTTGAGGAGCTTCAACACAGGATGCTGGTCAATCAAATTCGTGAGGATATGATTGCACATCCGCTCAATTATGTTGACCGCTTTGCTATGACTGATAGCTATGAAACGCTCTGCACCAATGCAAAACATCATTATATCGATTGCAGCTATGACGGTATCAAGTGCTTCCTCTATGGGAAAACGGGTTATTCTGATGCATTCAACAACGGTGCATGGCTTTTTACCCACCCAGACCTTGTTGCAGAATTCAATGGAGAACCGCTTCCTGAGCAGGAATCCAACCCGGAATTCTACAAAACCGATTTTTGGACCAAGCTTGCCTCTTGGATTGAAGCAAACATGAAAGGCACATCCGTTGAACGCCGTCAGCGACTGTACAACAGCTATATCAGTGATAGACCCATTCAGCATCAGCTGACCGAATATGGTCTGATTGCTCCCGATGGCACCTGGTATGCCTGCGAGTTTGGCGAGCACGCTGCCCTGGCTGGCCGCATCATCATGCGCAATCGAGAAGCGTTTGGTCTTTCTGACCATGAAGTTCTCAATATGGCGTATGACTGGAGCGGCAAGGGTCTCGATTTCCTATATAAACGCGGTTGGATTGCCATTCGTAATCCTTCGATGGGCAATACATTCCTCGATATGGATGAGACCAAAACCGCAACAAAAGCTCAAGTAAATACCATTTTTGACTATATTTCTAAATTCAACCGCTATGACATGAATGTTTCCAAGGTCATGGCTGACTAAAAAAGGAGATTTTTATTATGACTTCCAATATGACTATGACCGCTATTTCCATCTGTAATTTTCTGAAACTCATCGTGAAAAGCACGGTTGAGCATTACACCGAGGATTTCAAGCTGGACATAAAGATTTTTAAGCGCTATGCAAAAGAAGCGCAGGAAACTGGAAAGCCCGTATCGATGCTCTGGTTCTGCCGCTCTTGTGGAACGTATCTCTGCCCTGAGGAAGATGCGTACAAGAAAGATACTCCCATGTTCATCACGTTCAAATACTATGATGAGCAGGAAGAGGAAGAAGCCCGGACCATTAAGGCTTTTCTGGTCACTGTGACAGGGATGGAAAGACAAAAGCCAGTTGGCTATATCACTCCCATCAACTATGCGGATGAATGTGACCGCATTCGCCGTTACGCAGTACCTGCCGAAAAGGTCGAGCTTGTCTATGATAAAGGTTCCCTTGTCCAGAACAATGGCAACTATACGATTCTGAAGCATCCCAAGCTTGGTACACTTCAGAAAACGAAATTCTTGGCCGATGACCCTGACGCGCTTGATTATGCGCTGCATATGGCTCGCAATGAGAGAAAGGCAGGGTGACAGCCATGAAAACGATGGTTACATTGACTCACGAAGAAGCCCAAAGCTATTTGGCGTACGCTCTGATTTGCGAAACGATAGAAGGAGCCTTTTGGAATTCCGGACGCCGTCGCAGACTATACAGCAAGACGTTTACCGAAGCCGAACAGAGGCAGATTCCCCGCATCAAAGCCACTGCTCACAAATGGTGTTTGGTTACTGGTGTTCCTGAAAAGGTACGCATGAGATACAGCGCCTATTTGCTGTGGCAGAAACTCGCGATGTTCTGCGCTGAAATTTAATTTTTCATTACCGCTGCCCATTTGGGTGGCGGTTTTTTGTTGCGGATTTATGCGAACGGGTTAAGATATAAATTGTACGATAGATAACAGATATTGAAAAGGCATCCTGCCCTTCGCACACTTAACAATGCGCTTTAGGCGAACTTCCCATTTGGGCGGTTCGCCTTTTTGCGTATAATATAAAAGAAAGGACGTAATCCAAATGAATGAGTACGAAGCAACAATACAAATCAACCCAACCGACGACATCAAGTTCATACTTGAGGAGCCCGGCTGCTATGAGTCTGAAATTGAAATGATGAAGGCCGGTGGCACCTATGATGCGTTTGTCAAGCGTGTCTATGATGCCATCGACTGGTCTCATCTGTTTGAGCGTATTGCTCAGATGGAAAACGAAGCCATCACGGCAGCTATCGACAAATTGTCTGATAGCATGATTTGATTGTTAGGAGGTAAATACTATGTACATTCTCATTAAAAACCAGGAAGGCGAAAACATGAATCTGCTTTCCCAGAACACCGATTTCAACGCCCTGCTGGCAGCCATGAAAGCTGACATTGAGGCAGAGTACGAAAAGGCAACAGGCTCTGCGATTAACCTGGATGAAGATTCCGGAAGCGATTATGAAGTCGGTATCAACGTTGAGGACAGTGCAGCAGACGGTTTCTGCCTCGCATCCGGGTATATGTACGGCGCAGACAGCAATTTTGACTGGGGTATTTTCAAAGTAAAGTCTCAGAAAAGCAATACCGCAGCAAAACCCTACATTGGCCTGGATATGAACAAGTTCTTTCGGCAGAAAATGCTGCTGATTGACCTCTCGGCAAAAGTAAAGGACCTCGGCTATGACCATCTGGCCGATGAGCTTTGGGGCGCAATCGGTGTCTTCGACGCTGTACAGGATTCAGCTGAAGGAGACGGTGTTTTCACTGCTCCGGAAGCGGATGAAGAAACCGGTCTGTTCCTTGACGATTTTTATAACGACGTTCTGGAAAAGATTCTGAACGCCGACAAGAAAAAGGAGGAAAAGTAAGCCATGAGACTCTACATCCAAGGCGAACACGGTAAGCTCCTAACTTTCACCCCGGAAGAAATCAAGGAAAAGCTCGGTATTCCATTCGATATCGCTGCTCTTGGCATCGAGGTAGATGATGGCGACACCACCATCAGGGCTCAGTCATACCCCAAATTGGATTATCAGAACGGGAACCCGCCCATCGACCTCTGCGTCAATGAAATGCAGGTTGGCTCACTGGCTATGCCGACGTCCGACATTCCGGCTCCTGTCATTTATCTCTATGATGAACAGGGGCAGGATGAATCGGATTGGTTTGCATGTACCAGCTTTGCACCCCGTGCATCTGGTGACGAAAGTTCTCACGTCGTCTTCTGTGACATGAGTTTTGGCAATGCGTTTGCTACCACAGACGTTTTTGTGAACCCGCGCACGGGAATTCCTTTCGTGCAGTGTTCCACTGAGAATCAACTTTCTGATTTCAGGAAAGCTGATTCCCATGAATAATATCTGACTCGTATCTTTGCGGTCGTTCCTTTTGGAGCGGCCGCTTTTTTTTGTTTTCAGTTTCCTTGCGCAAATGTGCGACTCTCTTAAAATAGAAATTAGGGAGGTGCTGTTTTGAAAATTCAGAGAATCGTGCCTGCAACTGCTCATTCTATGAAGGATGCTTTGCCACTTGGCACTATCCTGACGGTGAAAAATGTTGCAGACCAGAAATATATTGTAGTGGGTTACGATACCAGTGCTGTTCCACACAACTACTACGCGGTTCCCTGGCCGCAGGGGTACATGGGCGAAGAAAACATGTACCTGGTAGGATTTGATGATATTGCGAAAGTTCTGTGTCGCGGCGGAATCAATGAGGAATCCAGAGTTTTCTTGCAGGCACTGGATGATGTGTTGAACGGGAGGTGACACGGTGACGGTAAAAGAGCTGAAGCATATGCTTGAGGACGCGGACGACAATGCTATCGTCGTTGTGCGAAATAACTGGGCTCCGGCGGAATTTCTGAATACCTCTGCTCGGAAGATGGTGCTTGTGAAAGCAAATGGCAAGCTCATGACGCCGAAATGGGCCGAGGCGAGCGGGTATATCTGCGAAGGCCCTGCTATGTCGGCAATTTTATTCGATTGAGGTGAGAAAAATCATGCCCGATAAAAAAGTGGCCACGCAGGCATCTGATGGACCCTGGGAACGCGAAACCATCATCACATTCAATGATGCGGAGAAGAAAGCATCCTACTACACCTGCAACAAAGCTCGTATGGAACAGCTAAAAGAGCTTGCCAAAGAGTACCCTGATGCTGTTAAAATCACACGGGATGAGGACTGGTGTATGGAGGCAGATATGCCCAAGAAATGGGTCAAAATCAAGCCGCCTCGCAAGCTGACCGAAGAGCAATATGCGGAACTGGTCAGACGCGGCAAAGAACTTGCAGAGCGGCAGCGACAGGCAAAGAACTTAGTGAAGGAATAATCCGGCTTCATATGCCGGAAGAGGAGGATATAAAATGTATAATTCTTACAGCGCATTGAATCTTTTGGGCGGAATGCTCTACACGGTGATTCTTTTGGTAGTGGCGTATTTTGTGCTCAAAATCGTCGCCAATTGGAAAATTTTTGAGAAGGCCGGGCAGCCTGGCTGGGCATCCATCGTCCCGTTCTACAGCAACTACATCGAATTCAACATTTACTGGGGGAACGGCTGGTTGTTTCTGATTCCGGTCTTGCTGAGCCTTTTGTCTGGCATCCCGCTGCTCGGCAATCTGTTCTTGGTTGTTGCCCTCATCATCGGTGCTATTACCAACTACAAGAAAGCCGTTGCGTTCGGTGAAGGTATCGGGTTCACGATTGGTCTTTGCCTTCTGAATCCGGTGTTTAACATGATTCTTGCTTTCGGCCATTATGAGTATCACGGTATCCCGCAGGATGGCTATTCCTATTCTCAGCTCAAGACCAAATATGAGGAAAAGAAAGCCGAACAGCAGAACAACCCCAGTACTGTTCAGTACCAGGCCCCCGAAACTCCCAAAGAGCCGAGCCAGAATGTTCAGTATCAGACTCCGAATGCTCCTGCTGAAGTCAAGACCCAGCCGACTCAGCAAAATCAAAATCAGGACAATGGCTGATATTATTTGGGTCGTTGTGTTTCTCTGCGTTCTCATCGCGTCCTGCTTTGGAATGTACTATTTCCAGGGTGAGAACAAACAAAAATTTGTGTTTAGCTTTTTGCTGGTAGCATTATCTTTTGGAGTTCTTGCGTTTCGACTCCTGGATATTGCCTACACAATGATAAACGCAGCTGTCAAAGCCGCACAATGACCTTTTTGCAATTCTCAAACTGTTTTTTGGCAGACCTTCCAACCGAGGGCCTGCCCTTTTTATTGTTGCCAGGAGGAAAATCTATGAAAATCCGATTCTATACAACCAACAAGGAAGCTATTGTATTCGACCTTGAGGATATTTTGAAGCAGCTCAACATTGAAGAGCAGGTAGCCACTGTCGGCCTTGTCATTGAAAAAGACGAGGCCGAGGTTGAGGCAATCGCTCAGACAATACAAGACGATTATCCGAACATGTATCTCCAGGCAAAAGAATACGGACGGAATCTGACCTTGGCTTGTGCGGAGCTTCCGAACCCTACTAACCCGGATATTGTAACCTACCTCTATGCGGGCGATGATGCTACGGAAACTGACAGTTGGATTGCGAAAGTGAACAACACAATTCGTGCGCAAGGGGATAACAGTGAACGGCTCATCCATATTGACTCGAATCTCGCTGCCGTGGTAGAAGCAAACGAAACGGAACAAGGATACTATGCTTCCACCGTGTCGCAGCATGACAAGGCCACAAACGAAATGCTGAGTTTTCGACAGATTGCAGAGTCGTTGGAAGCTGTTGGAAATAACTACAAGTACCAGAGCGCAAGCAACATTCTGACTGCAAGAACCAAAGCGGAAAGGAACTACATTGTCCGGCTTATCAAGATGTATTGCGACGATACTAAATACCTTGCTGGTTCTATGCCGCAAAGTGAGAACCCGTTCTGTGTCCAGAACGTTGACGCTCTGAACCAGCGCGATGTGCAGTGGTCCGAAATCAAAGAGTATCTTGCACAGGACGAGAATCGCAACAAGCTGGATGTGATTCTTGGCTTCGTGCCGGATGAGGAGAGCGACAAGACTCTAATTCTGCACAGCATTGAAGAAAAAGGGAAGGCCATGTCTGATTCTGAAATCGAAAAAGCATATAATTTGCTGTTTGGTGACTGTAGCAATGGATGAATAATCTTGCGCTTTCGTGCGAGACCCGTATAATTTAGCTTGTACGATAGATACCATCTACTAAGCACACTGTGTGCTCGTACAATTCACACTTCGCTTTTAGGCGGACTTCCCACACCGGGAGGTTCGCCTTTTTGCGTACAAAAAAGGAGTTTAACTATGGATAACGTATGGACAAATCTTGGCAACCGACTCGAAACTGCTTGGAAAAGACCAACAAGGCCCAACTCTAAACGCCCGAAAGACGGTGAAATCATCGACGAAGAGAAATCGGTGCGCTGGAACAGGGAAGAGGTCGTTCGCCGACAGAAAGCCTGGGATACGGAATGCTCTCGGCTGAAGAAGGCGCAGAATGCAGAAATCGAACACATCTCGGAAGCTATCGAACTTCAAATTCAGGAAGACATCAAAGCCGAAACGAAACGCAGCATTTCCAAAAAGGCTGCAACTGTTCTTTGGCAAAAAGCCTACGACCGTGGCCACGCCTATGGTTTCGCTGACATCTACTGTGCCATCGAAGACTACAAGGAGCTGGTTGTTGCCGTACTCACAAACGCTCGTTGAAAGAAAGGAAAATACCATGAAGCTGAATGAATACCTCGCTAAAAATGCCGTCAAGCTGATGATTAAGGGCTCTGGAGAAAAGAATCCTACGCGCCAGACCAATGACCTCGGCATGTACGATTATGTTGAGAACCTTGAAAGCGTCCTCGGCAAAATGGTCTGGATTTGCGATTATCGCGCAAATGCGGACCCGACCAAAAAGCCGATTCGTAACATCAAACCTACCCCGGTTGTTGTAACGGACGCAAAAGAAACGAGCAAAACCATCTATTATTCTCCGGTCTATTTTCGGCCGGTAAATCGGGGTAAGATTTCTTCAACCGTCATTGCCCCATTGGACAACACCGGGTATCGCTGCAACTCTGGTACTTCCGTCAACATCTTCTACACGAAAGAAGAGTGCGTGAAGTGCTATCGGGAGCAGGTTCGACAGGCAGACGAGATTTATGAGAAAGAGAAGGCTCGCATCATCAAAGAGTTCGACGCTCGCATGCAGATTCTCAATGATTCTCTCACGCCGTTCAACGATGTCCCGCAGAGCGACTACACCGTTGTTGCAAAAATGGATGTTACGAACGATTCTCTCGGATACAATGAGAAAAATCGGCATTTTTATCTCGAGACGACCCGAACCATGATTCCGACTCGCTATACCATCGAAATGCTCAAGATGCAGGCACTGATTGGCCTGGTGGATGAACTCCGTGCAAACACCACCTGGCAAAAGGGCGTCCCTTTCCGTATCCTTATCAGAACAACAGTTTTCGTGGATGGTATTGAAGATGTCAGCCAGGCCACAACGGAATCTCAAACCATTACCCTTTGATGAACTATTAAGAGCGCACGCCCCGTCTATAGCCGTAAGGCTTAGGTGGGGAGGTTCACAAAAAAACAAAACAATACATATGTGAGGTAAAATGTTATGTCTAACAACATGTCTATTTCTTCCATCAAGGAATATTATAATAATCTCTGCACCAAAGCCAAAGAATGGAGTGCCGCCTACTATGAGCAGGATGCTCCGGTTGTAACGGATGAGGAATACGATTCCGTGATGCACGAGATTCGTGATATCGAAGCGGCACATCCTGAGTTCGTGACCGCTGACAGCCCTACACAGGTTGTTGGCGGCAAGCGTGTTCTCGGTATTCCGGTTGAACACCGTGTACCGATGCTTTCTCTGCTTGATGTGTTTTCCGATGATGAGGTCCGCAGCTTTGTGGATTCGGTGAAAGCTGAATACTCCGATGTGACCTTCTCTGTGGAGCGCAAAATCGACGGTCTGAGCTTGTCTCTTGTCTACGAACGTTCTGACGATGGTCTTGCCTATTTGACCCAGGCTTCGACGCGCGGTGACGGCCATGTCGGTGAGGATGTGACCGCCAATGTCGCAACCCTCACTTGCCTGCCTCGCAGCATCGAGCTGCCCAAGGGTATCGGCAAAATCGAACTCCGTGGCGAGTGCTATATGTCGGAAAAGGACTTTGAAGCAGCCAATGCAAAGCAGGCGGAAGCAGGGAAGAAGCTCTTTGCGAATCCCCGCAACTGCGCTGCTGGCTCTCTGCGTCAGGCTGACCCGTCTATTGCACGGGAACGCAATCTGCAGGTGTTCGTTTTCAATGTTCAGAGCGTCAACAATGGTGATGCAGCACAGTTCAGCCCGTATCATTGTGACCAGCTGAACTATCTGCGTGACATCTGCGGTTTTAAGACCACCTATTACGCTCATTGCAATGACATTGATAGCATCTTGGCAGCCATTCACGACATTGAGGAAAAACGCTATGATATCGATTACCCGATTGACGGCGCAGTCATCAAAGTCGATGAACTGAGCATTCGCCAGAAGATGGGCGAGCGCACCAAAACCCCGAAATGGGCTATTGCATACAAGTATCCCGCCGAAGAAAAGGGGACTATCCTGCGCAGCATTCAGTTGCAGACAGGTCGTACCGGCCGCGTCACTCCTGTCGCGGTCTTTGACCCCGTGCAGCTTGCCGGAACCCGTGTGGAGCGTGCAACGCTCAACAACGCTAACTTCATCAAGGCGCTGGACATCCGCATCGGCGATACTATCGTCCTGCACAAGTCCGGCGACATCATCCCGAAAATCACAATGGTGGAGTTGGAAAAGCGTCCTGTAGACGCTGTACCTTATGACATGGCAAAACAGGTCTGCCCCGTTTGCGGTGCGCCTATCGCGCCCGTCAATGGTTCTGTGGACCTCTACTGCACCAATGACGCTTGCCCGGCAAAGACCGTGAATCGTGTCATTCACTTTGCCTCGAAACCCTGCATGGACATCAAGGGACTTGGTCCTCAGATGATTCAGGACTTGGTTGACAGCCGGTTCATTGAGAACCCCGTTGACCTGTACTGGCTCTATGAGGAGGAAGGTGAACTGACCAACATGTATGGCGCGAAGATTGCCAAGAAGGTTCTTGCTGCCATCGAAAAGTCCAAGGAGCAGAATGCCGACCGCGTCCTCAAGGGCCTTGGCTACCGTCTCATCGGCGGTCATGTTGCTCGTGCGCTGTTTACTCAATGCAAGGCTACGAGCGGCAACCTTCTGACACTGTCCACGCTCAATGTAGATACCATCAAGGAGTACAACATTCCCGGCTTTTCTGATGCTATCTATGCTGCGCTCGATGCGATGCTTTCCAGCGCTGAATTTACGCAGGAAGTCAATACCTTGCATGATGCCGGTGTCAATCTTGACTACCATGCTCCGGCAGGTGCCAATGATGAGTCTGCACCGCTCGCTGGCAAGACATTCGTTATTACCGGTACACTGCCTTCCATGAGCCGCGATGAAGCCAAGACTTATATCGAAGCGCATGGCGGCAAAGTCTCCGGAAGTGTCTCCAAGAAGACGAGCTATCTCGTTGCCGGTGAAGCTGCCGGTTCCAAGCTGGATAAGGCAAATTCGCTGGGCGTGCCCGTTCTGAGTGAGGACGACCTCAAGGCCATGTGCCAGTAAGGAGGTCTTGTGGTATGTATGACTTCGACCGCATCGTAAAAGCTGCGGAGTCCTGTGACTTTCACGACGCATTTGCCTCTGACATCAAACGCTGTGAAAATGCTCTTGGCATGGGTGGCCTCATGGCAATCAATGCTGAATGTTGGCTTGATGTCTTGAGCGCCATGCCGGACGCTGAAATCGCAGAGTATGTCCACACTAAGTATAAGCCCGGTCTCTTGAATCCGTTTAAGGGAACGTCCTTGTACATCAAATCTTAACCTCTTGCCGCTTGCCCTTCACAGGGTGAGCGGCTTTTGCTAATATGTGCGAATCGCGTACACTAAAATAATAGAAAGAAGGTATCAATAATGAAATCACATGAAGCTCCTGTTACCGAAAGCATGCAACAATGTATCGACTATATCAAGCAGAATGAAGATGAAATCGCAGAATATGTGAATTCGCTTTTTCTTGCTCAGAAGGATGTAATTAGAGAGCAGATTTTGGAGAGTTTGGCAGCAATGCTGAACCCCATTCCCACTCATTATGAATGGCGCAGCAATGATTGCCCGTATGATTATTCTGGTGAATTGTACGAAGATGGAAAGGTATCTTTGGAGCAGACTGTTAGTGAATTTCTCGAGAGCGAATATACTGGTGCAAGCCGCGCAACCTATGTATCTCACTATGGTCTATCATATAACACATATGGGGATAGCCTCTCGGACGACACCCTTGAGATTGGCTGCTCCATTATGACCGATGGAATTAAAGATTTCGTACAGAGAAATGCAGGGATTCCGTGTGAACGATTCTCCCGTGAAGAATTTTTCGACATCAAAACCGAATGTAACGAATTTGACCCGATATACGACGAATGCCGCGCCAGCGATTTCTTTTGGGCTACTGCCGCTGTAGAATTTGCAGGCATTGACAAAATGACTTTGAAAGAAGTTCTCGCCGCAGTATAAATTGTCACGAAAGCCGTTCACCGTTTGGTGGACGGCTTTTTCTTTTTGACATTTTTGGCGATTTCCCGATAATAGTGGAAACACCCAAAACAACGTGGAAACGTGACGATGCCTTGGCTAGTATCACCTCAAACTATACGGTGAAAGCAAATCTGACTCCAGGTGATTGGAGTGGTACAGTATCTTTTGTTTGCTCTGTATCGGAGAACTAAACACAATGTTGCACGACTTTGCACGATGTTGTAACATTCTAAAAAGCCACTAACACGCGTGCAAACTTTTTTCAAAAAAGTTTATACAGCTTCTTGACGGCGTGTGCGACACCCATAAAATAGATAATGTAACAGAGATATCATTGATTTGCCATAGTTCATATACCTCCTGGAAGAAGGACAGATGCCCATATTGGGTTTCTGTCCTTTTTCTTTTTGAGGATTCCCGCAGACTTTCTGCGTTTTATATAGATTTATCCCACGGAATGTGGACTTCTGACAGCCGAAGAAAAGGCTGATTACATAGAATTGTCATGCTAATCAGCATGGCACGTATACACTGCGTCAATGTGTTTATATAGATGTTCCTGCACGCGAACGCCGCGTTAAGAGCGTATTTATATATACCGTATAACAATTACAAGCCTTCAAGGAGGACATTACCATGATTCGAAACATAATTTAGCGAGTAGACACCATCATTAGCAACCACGAAGCCAAAGCTAAGCAATTTGCAGTTAGCTATGGTTCATTCGTTCACAGTCTAATTAAGACCTAGCTGAGCAAAGATGGTGTGATACTCGCGCTCCTGCTGGAGCAAGTGAAACTGACCGAGGCCGCGAAAGCTCTGCTGCTTTTGGCAGTAGTATCAATCGTTGGCGCATTTCTTGTCAAGAAAGTCTTCAAAAACTACAGCCACATCAAAGGATTGGCCGAAGACTTTCTGAAATCAGCTGACGTTTTCGGAGCTGTCAAAGAAGCAATTTCTGATATCGCCAGCGGCTCCTGCAAAACAAACAACAAAAAAGAATAATAACATCCCCGATATATGGGGCTCACATTGCTGTGGAGATAAATTCGAGAGCAGCACGGCAGCCCCACGTTACGGGGTTATATTATGGCTAAGAAGAATAACAACGTCACTTTCAACGTCGGCATCACCAACCATTACTTTGACGCTATTTCGCGCCAGAAGTTACCCATGAGCGATGCCGCTTGTGAACCGGTTGATAATGCCATCTCTAATTGCAAAGATGCCATTAACATCTTGGTCGCGATTGTGAAAGGCCATGCCAAAAACCTAATCGGTGTGGTTATTGCCGACTGGGGCAATGGTATGTCTAAGGAAAAGCTGCCGGAAAACCTACAGTTTGGCAACGGCCACAGCAATGAGGGCCCGCTGTGCATCCATGGCGTTGGCCTGAATAATTTCATTTTGGTTGCCACCCGCAACAAGTATCCCTGGTTCATCGCTTCCAAGCAGCCTGGAGAGGACAGCTATCACCGCGTTGACGGCCCGTTCGCCACGACCATGACGATGTCCGAGCAGGAAGAGATTCCTATGGCAGATGTCGTTATGCGTGAGCAGTTTAAGGCTCTTGGCGCTCCTTCTACCATCATCTATGTGGAGATGGACAAGGCTACCGCCAGCACCATGCTGACCAAGAACGGCAGCTGCGCTGAGAGCCGGGTCACCAGCCTGAACGTGCTGCGTACCTGCCTGGCTGAGCACTTTGGTGTCAAGTACCGCAATTACTTGGCACCTGACGCTACCGGCGTTGCTCCCGCCCGTATCCTGATTCCTGATTTCCATATGGCGAATGGCAAGACGTGCGATGTGCTCGTCAAGCCCATTTTCCAGCCGTATAAGGAGAAGCAGAAGGAAAAGAACTTCACTGTTGACTATGATGGGTACGAGATTCCTGTCAAGGTTGAGTGTGGTCAGCTGGATACGGATGCGACCAAAGGTGTTGTTACTGGTGGCTATGACTTGAAGCATTTCTACCAGAACAACATGCTTACGCAGGGCTTGGATATCCAGCTCGGCGAGCGTGTTATCGCCACCGCTCAGTTTGATACCATCTGGGACAAGGCTCGTCACCCGGCCTTCAACGCTTTCACCGGCGTTGTTGCTGTTGATATTTCCGGTCTGCCGCGTGGGTTCTTGAATACCCTCGCCAACAAGTCGGATATCGACCTGAGCGACAAGGGATGGCGTAAAATTTTCGACGCTATTGCCGAAAACGTGAAGCCTCTCGAAAGCGAGCCTCTCACTCTTGAGAAATATGCGCAGGATTTTGCAAATCGGCTGGTTGCAGACACCGGGAATGAAGTTGAACTCCAGTTCCCTCTGTACGCAAACCGGACTCGTATCGACGTTCTGGAACATATCGACGAGTCCCACTGCAAGATTTATGACTTCATGAGCGGCGTTGCTACTTTGAAGTCTGTAACCGAGCTGCGGACTCATTGGGATGGCATGGTTGCACAGGGCATTCAGCCTGTTTCGGCTGTGATGTTCTGCAATAAGCGCGGTCCTATGCTCAAACATACCTGCGACGAGATGAATACTCTCGTGCAGGCTATGAATGACGAGGACTTCTACATGACCCTCGAAGCTGCTGGTGGTGATGCATCTAAGATGCCGCACTACAACTTCGATGTTATTCTTGACCAGAATATCCCCGTGAAGAAATAACATCACTTGCCGTCATCCGAAAGGGTGGCGGCATTTTTTTGTTGAGCCATTGCTCAAACATCGAGATTCCTCATGTGGGATATAGCGTTTTGTACAGATATATGCTATAATTGGCACAAAAAGGAGGAACCGACATGGCAGAAAATAATAACAACGGTGGCAAAAACACTAATATCATCACCAAAATCAACGATACCATTTCCAAAGTCCTGGGCGATTTCCCGCCCGTTGTTCAGACAATCGCAAAAATCGTTGTCTTCGGTGGGCTCATCCTGCTTATCGCCAAAGCCATCGGCTATATTTTCCCGGTTATTGTGAACGTTCTTTTCAACCTCTTAGTCAAAATCGTTGGCTTCTGCATTCTGGCAGCCTTTCTTTACGGCTGCTGGTACGAGGTAAAACTGCAAATGACTCGCGATGAAAACTCCTTCCTACTGAATGAACGACTCAAGTATCAGAAAAAAGAATACGAGGAACGTGAGCACAGAAGACAAGAACGAGATAACAGACGATAATACATAATCATACATAGGCTGTCCAGCTTCGGTTGGGCAGCTTTTTTATTTTCCTGTTGCAGGCTCTTGCGAATCGTATACCATAAAAAGTATGAAAGGAGTTTATCATGAAAACACTTGAATCCTTTTTTAGCAGAACTGCACAGTTTGGCTTGCTCATTTATCTGACCGGCTGCTTTGGCCTGTTGATTGTTTTAGGCGCTGCAGTCGCAAAATGGCTTAAACTCATCGACGTAATTCAATATATTGCCTTTGCTTTTGGACTTGGACTCCTCACTTTGCTTATCGGCGTGGTGGGTCTCTCACTCCTCGGCATTAGGCAAAACCGCAAACATAAGGAGGTAAAACGCGCATGAGTAAAAAGATTATCAATATCACCGCAGCTGCCATGGCACTCGCCGTGACACTTTCCGGCTGCGCCACAGCTGTGGTTCAGGAACGGAAAGACCAGGCAGCCGCAGCAGCAAGCGCAGAAGCAGCACAGGCTGCCGTTACAGCAACACCGGAACCGACAGCAGAACCGACCCCGGAACCCATCAATGCCTGGTCTTTGTTGTCGAATCTCCCGGATTTCACGCCCGGCACGCTGGACAATCCTGACACTACCTGGCCGGACGGTATTCCGATGGGGCAGAGTCCTTTGTCTTACGATGACGGCAGCAAGTTCTATTCGCTGCGCAGCGTTGATACCGGCAAGACACTGGATATCACGGACGTTGCATTACAGGATGTACGGGATTTGCCTGTAAAGGGATATCTGAAATTGAACGAACTTGAAAACGGTGATACAGTCATTGGTGAAATCAATGCAGAATCCACAGGCGAAGGCGTAGAAAAGGAAATCAGTGATTTTTCCATTCACACTGCCAGCAAGGATGACGGCTGTGACTATTATCCGATTGGATATAACGGCGGTTCACTGACCTTGATGCTGGACGGTCGTGCAGCCAATGATGATGGCATCAATATCGGCGATGCGTTCCTTGACGGCCTCTATTATTCGTCTGTCACTCCGGACAAATTCGACGGCTATCCGACCGACGGAGAGCCAGAGGAACAGTTCAACTTCCTGTATGGTTTGTTTGGCAATCCGTCCGGTCTCTACTGGACAAACAACGATTCTGTCGCTTTCAATTCCAGCAAGCAGTATCGTACCTTTGAAGATTTCCGAGATGCAGATTATGATGTTGAAATTGGCGGCAAGAACTTCTATCTGGTTTGGAACTATGACGGGTATAGTGTTGTTGCGGCGTGCAACGATACCTTTGACAGCGCTAATGTGAAGGGCACTACGATTCAGGATATTTACTTGTTCCCGAACATGACAGAAACCAAGTACCTAGTCGAAAATTCCGGCAGCCTGATTAGCGGTTATCTGGGTTATGGTGAAGTTCCCGTCATCTTGACTGGTACATACGCATCAGTCAACAGTGATTCGACTGTCGAACAGGATACAAGCGCAGAAGAAAACACCGACGCTGAATCTGGTGACAATTCCACGGCGGACGAAAACGCTGAGTCCAGTTCCGATGATAACAGCAACAGTTCGGAAAATTCCGATTCTTAATTCTAAAAAATAGTTATTGCGTATTCGTGCGAAACGCATACAATAAAAATTGTATGATAGATAACAGCACACATACGCTATAATTTCACAATTCTGAGAAGCAGACTATCCGTTTGGAGGTCTGCTTTTTTTGTTGGAATTTTGCGGTGCTTTGCTGACGTTTATCGTAACTAAACACTACAAGGAGAAATAAAAAGATGACCGTAACGAACACTGTAACAGAAACAGAACACTTAACTCCCCTGCGTTCCGCTGTAGAGCACATCAACTGGAATACTTTGTACCAGCAGAAAATGGCTCTCGAAGAAGTCTCTGACATGCTCTATGCCAAGAGAAAAGAGGATGACACGTTTGGCAAGGCTTCCGCCTGGCTCGAAAGCGTCATTGCACTCATGGAACGCTTGGGGGATGCAGCAGAAGAGGAAGGAAAGTTTAATTATCCCGAGCGGGACGAAAACGATGAACATCTGGATAACAGGTTCAATCATGTGTTGAATCAGTACCCGGATGTGGATATCTGACCAGTTCATATCAGGAGGACAATGATGCGGATTAACAGCAGTTGTGTGCTTCACAGCACCACGAGTCTCAACGCAAGAGTTCTTCCGCTCATTGGACGGGTCGGAACTCTTGAGCTGTCAAGTGGGCAGCCACTCGTATTCAAAACAACAACACCAAAACAACAAGACGTCCTGCGTACCAGCACAGTAAAAGCTATTGGCTTTGCAGGAAGCAGAATTTTTGTCAAAACCGAAAGAGGAACCCAATACACATTTGAATTCCAATAACACCCAAGCGGCCACTAATCTCTTTTTTTTATAGATTGGCGGCCGCTATTTTTTTATCAATTTGAAAGGAAGTTTTTATCATGAATTTCATCAATGCCGCCACCAAGAAAGAACGCACCCATGTAGAAGAAATTATCAAGTCTCAGCCTGTTATGCCTCATGAAGGCATAACTGCCACTGAGATTGGTATTTGCGGCAAGCAGAATCTTTTCATGGACGTTTATCGCCCGGATAACGATGCCGAAAAGCATCCGATTATCATCGATATCCATGGCGGCGGCTTGATTGCTGGCCGGAAAGAACAGAATCAAAACCTGGCAACCTGGTTTGCCAAAGAAGGGTATCTCACCTTTGTTCCGGATTACCGTCTGGTTCCTGAAACCAATGTTTTCGGTCAAATCACCGATGTCATCAATGCGTTTGCTACTGTAGCTGAACGCGCTGAAGACTTCGGTGGTGACTTGAATCAGGTCTTTGTAGTAGCCGACAGCGCTGGCGCATTCCTTGCCTGCATGGCAAGCTCTATTCTCCGCTATCCTGTCAAGATGCAGCCGGTAGAGGACGAACTGGAAGAGAACGTACCCGAGGCAGCCAAGAAGCTCGTCATCAACGCGATGGGCCTGCAGAGCGGTATGTATTACATCTACAAGGGCCGGGTAGGTTTGCTTCAGAACTACTATATGTCTAAGGGCTGGAAGAATCACAGTTATGCTGAGTTCATCAAGCCTGAAACCTATTCCAAACTCATCCCCCCGTGCTATATCTGCACCGGGAAAAAGGACTTTCTCAAGAAACAGACTTTTGGGTTTAAGAAATGCCTCGAAAACGAGCGCGTTCACCACGACTACGGGTTTGTTTCCAAGAGAGAAACGGTCCATGCTTTTGCAGCGCTCTATCCTGAGACTGAATCTGCAGTCGGTGTGAACCGCGAGATGATTCGATTCTTTGACACCTTCAAAAAATAACAAGGAGCATATTTTATGACTCACAACGAAATGGTTCATGGTCTCTGCACGCAGGAAACTATTACCGTACAGGACTTTGCTGAACTGATACGATTCACGCTCGATGCCAATGAAGAAGTCATCTACGACGGATGGATTAACGTCTACGTCCCTATCTGGTTCGATGCAGACAAAGCATTTGGCCTTGATTTGAACTCAGAAGAAAATGCAGATTGGATTAACATGTACATTGACTGGCATCCGGACGATACCATTCGTACATACATTTCCTACTGCAACAATTCCACCGATGACCCCGACTTCAATCTCGAAATCATCATGAGCCCTCACCACCGGGAATTGTTCAATGCGTATTTCAAAGAACAGTTTAAGGCGGTTTATCACATGAGTGTCGAAGAAGCGTGGGCTAAATTCGGCACCGAATAATATAGTGAGGAGATATATCATGGCACGTAAAGAAATCAAAATTTTCATGGACGCCAAGGAAGCTGCCAGTTTCCTGAAAACTATCGATTGGTCCTGGCTGTTCGGCTTTCTCAGTGAGCGCTATAACGTTTCGCTCAGCCCTCACAAAGAGCTGAAAGACAACGGCGCAGCAATCATCAAGGTCGAATGGCCTGATGAACTGATTGAAAAGTGCGGAATGATGGCTGATGTCTTCTCGTCAGTCAAGCTCGTCACGTTCGATTCGTATTTCAAGGAAATCGTGGAATACGATGAAGATAAGTTCAATGAAGAACGTGAAGCATGGCTTACCAATCCGACAAAGACGTTCAGCTATCTCGATTGCGAGGGCATCGTCAAGGAACGGACTCTTGCGCTGAACATCTCCCTTCGCTATACGCTGTATGACGGAGGCTACAATTTCGCAACGCTGCTCTATGCGGTTTATTCCGATGTAAACGGCTGGACTATCCAAATGGAAAAGGAGTAATGGCAATGGTTGAAATGGCATTTAAGGTAAATCCCGGCACCACTTTCTACAAGAATTATTTCGCGACAAAGGAGGAAAAAGCGCATTTCATTGAAATTGCAAAGCAGTTCTTCGACAAATATTTCCCTGATGAGAAGCTCTCGTATGTTTTAAATGACCGACTGACTGTTGATTTGAAGCCGGAGCTGCTCGCCAAATACGAATCTCAGGTTATGAAACGCCGTGACCCTCACGGTTTTGTCATCTTCAAACAGCGTTCGCCCATGAACTGCCTGTGGGAAGATGAGGTCTGTAAGAACGTGAACGGCAAGAAATTCCTTGCCAACCAGTTCTGGTGGGCCGACTTCAACGGTTCTGGCCGCATCACTACGGAGCTGTGGGATGATGAGCAGGGAAATATCTACGGATATTATTCCTGCGAATATGCAACTCGCAGCACCAAGGTTCCAGACACCGTTACGCAGATTAAGCTGAGTGAATATCACGCGGCTTACGAAGCATACACGGAAGCCAAAAAAGCAACTGCTGACGCCGCTGCTACAGCTTGACGCTGCTTGCGATGCCGGTAAAATTGTGAATGTACGATAGATAGCATCTGCGCATTTCAGCGCTCGTACAATTCACAAACTGATACAACTAGGCAGACTCATCACCACGATGGGCCTGCCTTTTTTGTTTACAGAAAAAGGAGAAAAAATATGAACACAAAACGAATCAAAGAATTGGCTGCACTGACCGATGGAGAACTCGCAAGGAAACTTCTCATTCAGGAGTTTGGCAATGACTCTGAAACCCATTGGGGAAACAACGCACACGATGAACGTGTGATGGTTACTATTAGCCCAGACGGAATCGCTCAAAGAACCTGGGAAGCCGACCATTGGGTTCGCCTTGACGAATTCGACAAAGACGGTTTCTATGCCCGTGAGATTTACGAGGGAAAATGGGTCGATGAGCCATTGCCCAAAAACGTCATTGCACGAAATGTCACAATTGCTGCACCGAAACCTATTCAGCAGGAATCCAAAGACACTGAAATTCTTCGAGCGGCACAAGTCCTGTGCAAGCAGCTGACCGGAGATGACACCTTTGGATGGAATCCTGAGCTTCTTGCACAGATTGCGGATTGCACGGCAGCTTTGCTTGCCACCAACGGAATCAGCTCTCATTTTCCGAGCGCCAATACTGAACCCATCTGCTCTTGGGAAAAGCCGGTCGTCGAATATCAGCGTCCGGATTACGCCCTGGAGTATGGTACTAACTACTAAAACGAGGAGGATATCATGGCAAAAAACTATTTTGGTGTCGTTCTGACCACCAATGAACACGATAAATATCGTCTTGTAGTATACCGCTACAAGGACCCTGGCATCCTTAATACCTGCCCGATGCGTCAGCTGCTTCGGGCCATTCACAAATTCCAGCAGGAATACACTGAAATTCACCGCGAACATTGCAGCCGTATCCCGCCTCGCAAGTGGTACGAGCTTGGCAGAGTAATGCCGAGTATCGTTCTGCGGAAATACGGCCTGGAAAAGCATTACGAGATGTCATTTGAGCCGAGTCGCGTGCCTCCAGCTTCTGCGCTGAAACTCATCCCTGGTGCGACCGCTTCTAACTGGAAGCAGTACATCTGGTACGTTGATGGTGATGTGACGATGCTTGGCTAAAGACCATTGCACATTCGTGCGAGACTCATACAATTAGAATTGTACGATAGATACCAGCAATCGAAAAGGTGCTTTGCCTTTCGTACAATTCACATTTCGCTTGAAGGCGGACTTCCAATATCTGGAGGTCCGCCTTTTTGCGTACTTACAAAAAAAGGAGTGTAAATTATGTTTATCATCACAAAAACTTTTACCGATGACGAGGGCCATCTTTTCACAAAGGTAAATCCAAAGCAGTATTCCACTCCCGGAGAAGCATACGATGCTATGCGTGAGGATTACCTCAACGAGCTCAAAAGCCGAGGTCTTGAGGACAACGGTAGTTCCAATGACGATGGCGAATCCTGCCCTGGCGGATACATCATCAGCGATGAGGCTCAAATCTACGATTTTGCCCAATACACCCCGTATGAACAGCTTCTTCCTGCTGTTTTGTTCGGAGTCCATCGGATTGGTTAAGGAGAATCGCAATGGCTAAGAAAAGTGCAAGAAAAGAAATCACAAAAATCAACCTGAAACAAGCTGCGCTCGAAGGTCTTTCCTACGAGAGAGCCTGTGAAACTGCCAAGCGTGCAGGGAAACCCTCTTATCGCTTCACGGTCGGCGACAAAGTACAGGTTGGTCACCTTCTAAACTGCGTTGTTGACGAGGCTCTGGAAGGCGGGTACATGTATCTTATCCGCAGTGGTGCAAACAGCGATAACTATTCCTGCTGGGCTTGGACAAACGTTCGCCCGCTGGATGATGACAAAGATACGCATTTTGCCAAGCGCAATTCTGCACTGTCCCGCCTGCACTACTCAAACCGCAGTATGTATTCTTTACTCAGCTTCCAATACCTGTTCGGCGTTGATTTCAACCCTGATTATCAGCGTGGTTCTGTTTGGGATGATGAGGACAGGGAAAAGCTGTTGGACAGCATCTTTATGGGTCGCGAGATTGGTCGTTTCGTCTTTAAGCAGCTGCCATTCACTCGCACAAGCAACGATGGCAACTACTATGAAATCGTTGATGGCAAGCAGCGTATGTTGACCCTGCTTGCTTTTTACGAGAACCGATTCCCGTACAAAGGCGTATTTTGCAACGACCTTTCCGCACAGGACAAGAACTGGTTTATGGATGCCTCCATTGGCGTTGCTGAGATTGACCAGAGCGTAACTCGCGCAGAAGTCTTGGAAATTTTCCTTGCCATGAATGAAGGCGGTAAGCCTGTCGCAAAGGAAGTCCTCGACCATGCACGCGAATTGCTAAACGAAGAGAAGGGAGAAGGATTATGATTCCTATGTTCAAGCAAAAGGTCGGTATGACGAAAATTTATGCAAAAGGAATCGCAGAACTCTTTCTTATTCGCTGCAATCCCTATCATTGGGACGGCAGCGGGGAAGTGCCTGACAACATCAGTTTCGATGTGTACAAGCGCAAAATCGATGAAACATACGATGGCTGCACACTCGAAATTCAGCTTTGCAAACCTGATGGTTGTCTTTGCTATGTGGCTTCTGTTCACCTGTATGAAGGCGGATTCTGGACAGGGCACGGCATTGGCTGTTTCGACAAGACTGCGATTTGCAACGACCCTGGTTCTGTCGATGCCTTGACAAGCGCCATCATGCGAGTGTGCATGATATACGAAAATCTCACAAATTTCCGCAAGGTTTTCGTCAAGTGCCTTACCATCAGCCAGAAACGAATGAACGAAATCAAGCAGTATACCGATGACGGCAAAGAGCAGGATGAGATTGAGTTCGAATCCGTTATCTTCGCCGATGGTATGCACATGGATGTTCGCTGCATCCCACGCCACAATGGACCTTCCTGGTGCGAAGCGGCTATTTATCGTGAGGATGAGGATATCGTCACGTCTGAGCCGAGCAACTCGTTCTACAGCCATTGGGTTTGCCAGACGGCAAACGCCACCTACCATCTTTATATAGGTATTGCTGACGAATGAAACTTGACGCGCCTTGCGAACAGCATATCATAGAAATTGTACGATAGATACCAATAATCGAAAGGGCATTTTGCCTTTCGTACAATTCACAATTTCGCATGAAGAGCAGACTTCCCACATCGGGAGGTCCGCTCTTTTTGCGTTATAACAACAAAAGGAGTGTATTTTATGAAAATGACAATCACGGGCCAAATTGATGGCAAATCCGTGCCGATAACTATTCCGATTGAAAAAGTTATCGAAGCTTTCTGGCCTTACGCCACCAAACCTTCTGCTCTCTCTGTTTCCACTGAGCTTGACGCAGACGGCATCAGTGCTAACTTTATGCTCGGCCAGGAAACGAAGGATTCTTATCCCGGTATCTGGCTCACCAGCAAAAACAGCAATACCGGTCGTGCAGGTTTCTGGTTCTGTTTGGAGCTGCCGAACGAAACCAACGACATGGTAAAAGGCTATCTGTACGCTGGCGATGATGAAACAGAGACGGACCAACCTCTAGCTGTTATCGCTGATGGCGTTCGCAACGACGACGATGACTCAAAGCGCATGCTTTGGGTGGATGAGTCGTTGACTCACGTTGAACCTCTAACCAATAACTATCTGAAACGCCAAGGCGCTGTCACCGAAAAGCAGCTCGATGAACGTGACTTCTGAGTAAATATCAAAAAGCATCTTGCCAAACAAAATAAATAACAAAAAGGAGAGTAAAACTATGTATCTCGAAACTATCAATGAAAAAGCATTTCGTTCTTTTCTTTCTAATCCCGACATTTCCGTTTTGGACGGTAACGTTCTGGATAAGCACCACAACTCGGATTTCTACCGTTTTGTCCGCGTTCCTCTTTCCGATGGCGAGCATAGTGTCGAGGCATTATTTGGGCAAATGTGCAGTAACTATCCCACCAGCATGAGCAAAAACCATTTTTATGAACAGCATAACCTTGAGTTTATGGCTTATGTTGTGGACCACGAAAAGACCTATGCTGAAAGCTATGAGTTCCTGCGATTGTTTGATGTCACCTCTGCTTACACTGGTCCCCATTCCGCAATGGGTGAGATGACGAAAACGCTGTGGGATTATCTGGAGCAGAAAACAATTCTCGACCCTGACTATCTGAACACGCCCGAATTGCAGAACGAGGCTTATGAAAACGCTGTCAAACAGTATGTCCTGCAAAAGAAAGACACCGCATTTGAAGAAAGCCTTCGTAACTTTCTTGAGCACATTGATGACACTGCGACCATCGAGTTCTTCGCTAATCCTACCGGATGGGCGGAAAGGGTAGTCAATGTCCTCGATAAGAATCTCACTTCTCGCGATGGCACACCTTTCAGCGAAAGCATCGGGAAAAAATTCGTTGCCGTCCAACGTCTTACCCAATCAAGGAGGCTGGAGTTCCAGTCCAAGCCACATTGTTGGGAAAGTGAGTGCCGTAGTTTGTTTGCTGCGACTGCAAAAGCAAAAAACATTCGGCTCGTTATTGAAGCCAATGGAAAAGAAATGCAGGTGCAATATCCTGTTTCCAACCTGATTACTTTTGAAATGATTAAGAATAAGGTCATTTCTGCATGGGCTATTGCACCGCGCAAGCTCAGCGATGAGGTGAAAGAATTTCTTGCGGAAAACTGCGCTGACTACAGTAAATACTGGTCTGATATTCCCATGAAGACTGTCTCTCGCGTTGAAAGCGGCCGCAAGGTCCTTTGGGAGAATCCTTACTTTGAGGGAGACGGAAAATAATTGTAGTCGTCAGAACAAATTGTGCCGACACTTGATTTGCTTCACCAGAGTCCTGCAGAAATGCGGGACTCTTTTTTTATTGCCAAAATATGCGATTCGCCTAAAATAAAAGTTGTACGATAGATACCATCTACTTGGCGCGTTTTTTTTTTGCGTTCGTACAATTCATAATTCTGCAAGCAAAGAGCAGACTCACCGTCTTGGTGGGCCTGCCTTTTTTGTTTGCGCAACTATAAAAAGGAGTGTAAAAAAATGTTTATTGGCTACAAAGACGGTTCTATCATTTTCGGCGGAACCACCAACCAACCCCACGATAACCTTGTCATAACGCTTGACGAGATGGAGCAGCTGGCCGCATTCTACCAGCATGAGCAGGACAAAACGGCAGTCAAGGAATACCTCAAAACCGCTATTAACATTCTGGGCTCGGCGGAGATTTCTACAGAGCTCGCCAAGAAGTATCTGTACGACGCCGGGCTGCTCGACCAACTTGTCGAGGAATCGAATCACAGCCAGGAAAATTTCGGCGATAACTTCCTCACATCCATCGCAAAGGGCATCGAGGCGCTGGAAAAGAGGCTCGATGTCAAGGAATGGGAAGGCTTGCCGGAACCCGTTGCCAACCGGATGGCTCACGAGTTCATCGCAGAACGGAATCCTTGCCGTTGGACCGGTTCTGGTGATGCTCCTGACGATGTAGGTTTCGAACCCCTGAACTTTCCGATTGACGACATCTATCCTAAAGGTGATAAGCCAGTGTTGCGTATGCAGCTTATCGGCACAACCTTCCCAAAACTCCATTACGTCTATGAGTGCAGCATCATTGAAAACGGCGTAGACCTCTGGGCTCGCCGGACGCAAGATGCTATGACCGCTGGAAGCATCGAAAGCTTGGCGGACACTATCCTGTATGTGGCTCGCGCATATGAGCTGAGCAAGGGCTTTGAGCGAGTGTATGTTCAGCGCTCGACTCTTGACAAGGAGGAATATGACGGAATCATTGCCGGGTTTCGCTATGGTGCAAACTTCGACAAAAACAGCTTCATTTCTGTCAGTGGCTTTTTCCCGGATGACATCGACATGACTATCACTTGGAAGTGTGATGATGACGGCAAAGTATACAATGAGGCTGTCCTTCACAAGAATTCCTCTGAAGAAGTCCTGGCTTATTCCGGCCGCATGTACAAATTCTGCAATCACTATGTCCTGCCGTACAAGGGTGCAGAATATCATGTGATTGTTAATGTCCTTCCTGAACCCCACGTTCTGGAAAAAACCGTTTACATCAGCGAGAAACATGCCAGAACCATTGAAAAGTATCTTCGCGGCAAAGAGCTGCAGGGGATGGGCGCATCGTTGAGTGAGACGGCTACGTTTCCGGACGGTTTCAGCCTGGATATTCGCTGCTGTGGTACGGAGGACAATTCTTTCGCCGAAGCCATTCTCTACGACTGCGAGGGCAAAGAGGTGGCTCTTACCGAACCCTGTGACGCTTTCACTGGTTGCTGGGAACTGGAAGATGAAACCACTGGCACTACTTATCGTGCCCATGTCATGACAGAGTCTGACTACAACTAATCTTAATCACATTAAGCCGCCTGCCTTCGGGTAGGCGGCTTTTTCTTGTATATCTCGCTTGTAGGAACGTGCGAGCTGCATAAAATAGTATTTGTACGATAGATAACAGCCTATGCCTACTTGGTCGTACAATTCACAATTCTGCAAATAAATGGCAGACTCACCGTCTTGGTGGGCCTGTCTTTTTTTGTTTGCACATCTAAAAAGGAGGAAAATTATGAGTCCTACAAATGATATGAAGGCACGTTTATTCGTCGATATGGATGGCACTCTCGCCGTCTGGAAGCAGGCGGCCTGCTTTGAGGACCTGCTTCAGCCGGGGTATTTCAGAGATTTGCCGCCCTATCAGACGGTTTTGGACGCCGTGAAGATTCTTTGCAACACAAAACCAGAACTTGATGTGTATGCACTTTCCGCCTATATGCCGGAAAACCCATATGCAGTTCATGAAAAGAACGCCTGGCTCGACGCTTATCTTCCGGAAATTGATTCCGAACACCGCATCTTCGTTGCGTGCGGCAGCAGCAAAGCCAGAGCCGCAGCAAACCGCCTGAAAACGCCGTGCATCGACAGCTCTTTTGTGTTGCTGGACGATTACTCGGTGAACCTGCATGAGTGGAAAGCCAATCGTGGCAGCTGCATTAAGCTCCGCAACGGCATCAACGGCAACGGTGGGACCTGGAAAGGTGAATCTGTCACTCGATTCGATGCCGCCGAAAACATCGCAGACCGTATTTGGAGTATCATCAAAAAACAAATGCAATAAACTGAAGGAGAAATACTATGTTTCCAAATATCAAAATTGTCGAAGCCATCCGCAAAGAATACCCCGCTGGAACGCGGATTCGGCTTGTCAAAATGGATGACATCCAGGCACCACCTCTTGGTACAGAAGGTACGGTTGTTGGTGTCGATGATACCGGCAGCCTCCTGATGCACTGGGACAATGGTTCACATTTGAACATTGTTTATGGTTCGGATGAGGCTGAGAAAGTCTGACAAGCAGACTTGCTCAAACGTGCGATTCCACTAAAATTGAAATTGTACGATAGATAACAGCCCTATGGCCGAAATGCGTACAATTTACAATTCTGCAAGACAATCAGCAGACTCACCATCTCGGTGGGCCTGCTTTTTGTTTTCAAACAATAAAAGGAGTAATGAAAATGGTAAAGCTCAAAAAACCAGTCCTCTGTGAAGTGGACGAAAATTATTTTGTCAGCGCTGCGGATTTTCGCAGCTATGCGCATTGCATGATGTATCCTGACCCGGTCGGCATCGTCATGAGCGGCAAGCTCAACGACATTGTGACAGGCGCTGTGAACGATGGCAAACTGACCATCAAAGAAGCATTTGACAAACTCGTGAAGCGCAATGCTCACGGTTTTATCGATTATAGCTACAGCGATGGCACAGATGGATACTTACCGGGTCGTGAGCTTCTGGAATTCTGTGATGAAGCAACTGCAGCCAAGTTGATTGAAGCGAGGTGAATCCAGATGCTTTGTAAACGATTCAAAGAAATTTGTGACGAACAAGGCTGGACTGTATCCGACAATGGTTCAGACCCTATTATCCTTTGCAAGCAAAACAGGCAGGGTTTTACTTACAGTTTTCCGGCAAGCCACAAAAACTTTGTTGAGGACGTAACCAAAGCAAAAGCCTTCTTGTCCCGCAATCTGAGCACTTATGCCAAAAGCGTACATGAAATCTTTCACGAAGAGTATTCGTTTGAGGAGTGCATGGCTGCGGGCAAAAGTTTCATCGATTCTTTATCTTCGCTATCTACCGAGCTTAACAAATCTCAAATCACAAAATAAAAAGGAGAAATAATTATGTATTGCATTCAGTATGACGAAATCTGCAAAAAGCACAATTTTGAGCTGAAACACGATGCCCGTGGTGACGGCGTAACCCTCGAGTACCCAGCCGATTCTGTCCCGAAAGATACCCTTCGTCTTTTTCAAAATCATCTTCCTGAGGAAGTATCGGCTATGGCTGAAAAGTACAGCAGCGACCGTTTTGCCATATTCAAGTACAATGCTGCAGCGGCAGCAGGGAACACCATCGGTCTTACTGAGACCCTGGAGAAAAACAAAAAGGTCTCCGCAGCTCTCTCTGATTTGGCGAACGACCTGAAACAGGCAGAGCTGGAAGCCAAGACTTGGGTTTGCACCGACCCTGATACATGCCAGTGGCGACGTCAGGTTGGCGGAACCCGATACGAGCTATACGACATTTTCGAAGCTCCAAATGGCACCTATTTTGTCGTACACGGTGAAGTAGACCCGACCGAGCTTGACCCGGATGACTACGACCAGCTGCTGGAGGCATATTCCGGTTTGCTGGACTCTGCCAACTGTGAAAGCGAACGCTGGGCATTGATTGCTGAAGCGCAGTTTGAGACCGAAGAACTCTCGATGGAGCGCGAACGCTTTTCAACTTTTGAAGGAGCCGAAAGGGCAATTTGGAAAAAGGTTGGGGCTGACGTTTCAGATGAGAATTCTGCGACCGAAACCCGCCTTGATGCGATTCGGAAACTCGATAAGTTTCATCTTGCCGTCTTTCTGAACGATGTTCACAGCGGTGCAAAAGACTTTCCTTCCAACAACATGAGCTGGTGTGACTGGCTCAATAAGCCTGATGATGGTCATTTGTTGGATGTGAAGACTGCTCGATGAAACAAGTACGCGTTAAAGCTGATGATAGCCAAACCATCACTGCTATATATGAATTTCTGCACGACTTGGATAATGAGTATAGCAATTTTAGTAAATGGTACTATAGTACAGTCGTTCCCGAATTGGCAAGTGAAAATCGGATAATTTATACTGTTCTGGACGATGGAAAAATAGTTGCCGTTCTAATACTAAAAGATTCTGATGAAAAGAAAATTTGTACATTAAGAGTAGCTGAACATTACCGATGCCAAGGGATTGCTACAAAATTGCTAAAAATCGCACATCAGGCATTACAATGTACAAATCCACTCATTACCGTTTCGTCAATTCATATCAACGAATTCGAGTTTCTGCTAAAGAAAAACGGTTTTACCCTTTATAAAAAATACGAAAATTACTATAAGCAAGGAATTGTAGAATATGCTTTTAACGGCTTATTGCCTGAAAAGCAAAACAATTGCCGCATGTCGCAAAATGTGGTATAATAATGAAGAGGTGATACCATGAAAATTTACACTCTGATTGGCGGCGTGAATGGCGCAGGAAAATCCAGCTTAACCGGCTCTTTGCGTTCTGAGCGTAACGATTTCGGCATTGTGGTTGACCCCGACAAACTAACCATTCAGTGTGGCGGTGACGAATACGAAGGCGGCAAACTCGCTGTTGAGCGTATCGAGCGTGCCTTAATGGACGGTGTGAATTTCACACAAGAGACGACGCTTTCCGGTGGATATCCCAAGCGGCTTTGCAAACGTGCAAAAGAAGCTGGATATTATATTCGTCTGTACTATGTCGGTCTTGATACCGCCGAAGAAAGTATTCGACGAATTCGAAACCGTGTAGAGCGTGGGGGGCATGATATTCCCACTAAGGATGTTAACGCCCGCTTTTCTCATCGTTTTGAGGATGTCCTCAAAATTTTGCCATACTGCGATGAAGCTAAGTTTTTCGATAATGACAATGGATTTGTACTTGTTGCAGAATATCGCAACGGGCAGCTTCTTCCTATTGGAACATATCGACCAACTTGGCTCAGTCAACTTCTGAATCAAGCCCAATAACATTTTTGCCGTTCATCTTCGGATGGGCGGCATTTTTTCTTGCCAAACTATGCGAACGGCATAGAATAGTTATTGTACGATAGATATCATCTACTAAGGCGCAATCCTGCGTTCGTACAATTCATAATCTGCAAACATTCAGGCAGACTCATCTTCGGATGAGCCTGCTTTTTGTTTGTAAAAGAAAGGAACCAAACATCATGAGCTATGGTTTTGACATGGGCTTTGCGCAGGCGAACAGCTTGCAGGAAGCCATGGCGATTGCGCTGGAATACACGCAATCGCAAATGACCGAAAAAAATATCAGGCAAGCCATCAGGAATAATCGGTATTATATTCCCTCGGTTCGTACCGGATACATTGCGGATAAGGAGAGCAAAAACTGCAGAGCCGATGTACTTGCGGATACCGCTGACCGGTATTGGTTTGAGGCATTGTTTACCTTCCGTTTTCTGTATTGGGAAGAGCACAAGCTGCTCGG